TGTGCAGCAGATGCCACGAGGAGCTGGACCTCGTCTACGAGATGGACATCGCCGCCAAGCAACCGTTCAAACCCTGCCATGACTTCCGTTCTTGCAGCAAGTGCCTGTGGAAAGAAGAACCGAAGCTGCGCAACCGGGATTACAACGCAGCTATCAACATTTGGACCGTCACTATGGCGCTGCTCAAAGGAGATAAGCGGCCAGAGTTTCTTAGTCCTAAGCCGCGTTTGAATCGCCAAGGGTAGTAGAGTACTTGTGGAAAAATGCCTCTGTTAGAGGCTCTTGGGTGATGGGGACGCCTGATATAGTATCTAGAGGTGTCCCATTATTCCTGGTTCATGTAGTATGGCAGCATGCGAAATGGTCATTTTTGTTTGCAGAGGGAGGGAATTAGGCACTTTTCGGGTTCGCCGCAGTATTTGTTCGGCGACGGTACGGTACGTACGGTACGGTACCGTACGTGATCCTCTAGGGTTTACGAATTATCGCAGCAAGCGCCTCGTCTATCTCCTTGGCCCACAGCGACTCGACCGTCTCCCGGCAGAGCTCTTCTAGCGCCGCCTCCTGCGCCTCCGCCTCGGCCTCTAGCTTGCGGCGCCTCTCGGCCGTAAAGTAGCCCGCCGGGAGGGCCAGAAGGTACTCGTAGTCGCCTGCGTCGCCGCCGCCTTCTGCGTCGGGGGAATCGGCGCCGGCGCCAGCGGGTTCCGCGTGTTGCATCGCGGCGCTCCTTGGCCAGCCCCTCGCCCGGCAGTGGGCCCTGACGGCCTCCAGGGTCGTCTCCAGCACGCTAAGCCTTCCTGAGACGATGTCGTCGACGAAGCCCACCTTGGCGCGGAGGATGTCGACCCGGCGCCCCAGCACGCCCTTGTTGTGATCGATGCGGCGCTGGTACACCGCGCGGCGAAACCCAAAGTGCTCGTCGGCGATCTCGCCGCAGTCGGCGTACCTGCGGACCCTGCCCGACGTGTCCAGCAGGTGCATGTTGGTCGTCGAAAGCCCCCTGTCGGAAGCCAGCTTGAGCGACGGCGCAAACTCGTCCAGCCGCTCCAGCGCCGAGTCCCTGCTCGCCGCCGTGTCGAAGCGCAGGGTAAAGTGGACCGCCTCGTCCGTGTAGTGCGCGTCGTATGCCCGGAGGCCCGGCAGAGGGTTGGCCGAGGACGGCTCGACCGCCCGGGATACTCGGCCGGACTCTGCCGGCGCTGCCTCTGCCCCTGCAGCTACCGGCGCTGCCTCTGCCGCTGCCGGCGCTGCCTCTGCCCCTGCAGCTACCGGCGCTGCCTCTGCCGCCTTGCCTCTTTTCGGCCTGCCCGATCCTTTCTTTGCGGCCGCGGCGCTCGCCTTGGCTTCCGCGGCGCTCGCCTTGGCCGCCAGAGCTTGCGCCGACGGGGCCGCCAGAGATGCTGCCAGGGCCTTCTCCAGGGCCTCCTTGAAGTCGGCCGTCCAGACCCCGACGGGCAGCTCGGTGACGACGGCGTCCTTGGCGCCCGACTTTGCGACGATCCCGGTGGAGACCCACCTGCGTCCTGCCGGCAGGGATCCGCCGCCGGCCTCGGGTGCCTGCGCCGACGCCTGGCCGACGGGCTTGGCGACGATGGCGCCGACAAAGCCCCTGTACGAGGGCGTCGCGTCGGCAATGGCCCTGACAAACGCCTCTTTGGATCCCCCGGCGAGCCGCTCCTTGTAGGCGCCGGCAACGAGCTCCGGCGAGAGGCAAGGCACCGACGTGGACCAGCCCGTCCCGATCCCGCTAGCGCCGTTGAGGAGAACAGTCGGCAGGACCGGCGCGTACACAACTGGCTCCACCGGCTGCATGTCGTCGTCCAGGGCCCTATCGAGCACCGGCTCGTCCGCCCGGGGGTGCATCGCCCTGGCCGCGGCCGAGGCCCTCGTGTGGATGTACCTCGGGCTGGCGCTGTCCTTGCCGCCGTGGATGCGCGTGCCGAACTGGCCGTTGGCCGTGAGGAACCTCGCGTGGCCGCAGCCGACGAACGACTGGGCCATGCCGACGATCGTCTGGTGCAGGGAGGCCTCGCCGTGGTGGTAGGCGGCTACCGTGGACACGTGACCCGCGAGCTGGGCCACGCGCAGGTCGCTGGCGCCCGAGGCCCTGGTGAAGGCGCCGAAGAGGACCTTCCTCTGGGACGTCTTGAAGCCGTCCTCGACGCGAGGCAGGCTCCGGTTGACGTCGTCCCAGGAAAACTGGCAGAGCTCTCGGTTGACGAAGTCCGACATGCGCACGGTCGCCGCGTCGGGGTCGAGGGACGCCTTGGGGTCGACCGCCATGAGCCAGCGCTTGCGGTCCTCGGCCCTGCATTTCCTGAAGGCGACGTCGAGGGCGTCTGCGTCCCCGCGGACCGGGTTGCCGCAGGAGACGTACGACCCGTCCGGCGAGACCTGGTCCGACTCCGGCGAGACCTGGTCCGACTCCGGCGAGACCTGGTCCGACTCCGGCGCGCTCTGGTCCGACTCCGGCGCGCCATCGCCGTCGCTTCCGGCGCTGCCGCTCCTTCCGCTGTCGCTTCCGGCGCTGCCGCTCCTTCCGTCGGCGCCTCCCGCCAGCGGCTCCGCCGGCGAGTCCCTGACCACGTACTCGACGCACTTCATGTCTCTGAAATAGCGCCGGGCGTCCTCGCTCGTGCTGGTGCCGAGACCCTTGTAGTACTTGGCGGTCCACCGGACCCCCGAGGCGGTCGACGCCCTGCTCCAAGCCTCGTACTCGGGCATCGAGTAGAAAGAGACCTCGCGGGTCTTCCCGGACCCGACGGACCCGACGGACCCGACGGACCCGGCGGAACCGGCGGAACCGGCGGAACCGACTGTGGCCTTGACGATCGGCGTCAGCAGGGAGCGCAGGAAGCCCGGGCGGCGCGCGAGGGACGGCCACAGCGCGTCGAAGAGGTTGAAGACGAGGGCCTTGATGTGGAAGCCGTCGACGTCCTGGTCTGTCAGGAGTAGGACCGACCCGTAGCGGAGGCCCGCCCGCGCCGAGGCAGTCGAGTAGTCCTTGCCCGTCTCGAGGCCCAGGATGCGCTTGATGCAGCGGATCTCCTCGTTGTCGCCAATCTTGGCCGAGGTGGCGTCCCTGACGTTGAGCAGCTTTCCCCGGAGAGGGAAGACGCCGTAGCGGTCCCTCCCGACCACGGAGAGGCCCGCGATGGCCGTGGACTTGGCCGAGTCGCCCTCGGTGAGGATCAGGACGCACTCGGCGCTCTTTTTCGTGCCCGCCCAGTTGGCGTCGTCGAGCTTGGGGATCCCCGCGATCCTCGTCTTGTGCGCGCCGTCGCTCTTTTTCATCTTGCTTTCCCCCTCGGCGGCCACGGCGGCCGCTATCTTCTCCGCGACCCCCGTCTTGGAGATGACGGCCCTCAGCAGGGCGTCCGAGCACTCGAAGCGGGTCTTGAAAGCGTCCGGCGGGGTCGTCAAGAAGCTCTTTGTCTGCGAGTCGAACGTGGGGTCCGGCACCTGGGCGCTCACAAACACCCAGAGCGCCGCGCGACACGTCCTCATCGTCGGACCCGAGCCGCCGCCGCCCCCGGATTCGCCGCCGCCGCCGCCGCCGCCGCTGCCGCTGCCGCCGCTGCCGCTGCCGCCGCTGCCGCCGCCCGAAGAGAGCTTGGCGTGGAGCCTCCGAGCCACGGCGTTCAGCACGTGCTCCAGGTGCTTGCCCCCTCGGGACGTGCAGAGCCCGTTGACGAACGACACGTGCCGAACGGAGTCTGCGGCGGACGATCGGCCGCCACCGGCGCCGTCGGGATTGCACGCGACCGCGACCTCCCAGTTGTCGTCGAGCCTCTCGTGCGCCAGGGGGGCGTCCCGCGAGGAGCCGGGCGAGGAGCCGGGCGAGGAGCCGGGCGAGCAAGTCCAGGCGCCGATGGCGACCATGTGGGCCACGGCGTACTCCCTAAAGTCCTTGTGATCGATGCGGACCCCGTTGAGGAACACTTCGGTGTGCTTGGGCGTCACGGCGGCCGCGTCGGCGACGCACTTGGACACCGCGGCCGCCCCGTCCGCGTCGAGGCCGCCCTGCATGCCGAAGCGGGCGTAGTCCGGCAGAAACTCGACGGCCGTCTTGGGCGGCATGCGGCCTTTCGGCGCCGGAGTCACTTCAGCCGGATCCAGCGCCGACATGTTGTCCCGCCAGACCTGGCGATAGCGCCGGCGCGCCTTTTGGTCGTCGATCTCCACCACAAACTCTTTGGAGAATATGTTGACGATCTTGGCGCCCAGGCCGTTCTGGCCGATCACGGCCTTGCCGTCGTCCCTGAAGTTGCTCGAGGCGAGCATGTGCCCGAAGACCAGCTCTGGGACCCTGCAGCCGTGCAGCGGGTGGACGTCGGTAGACAGGCTCTCGCCGTCGTTGCTGCAACGGATCCGGCCCGTGACCGGGTCGAACGACACCTCGATGCGCGTCACGCGGGTGCGCTGCGAGTGGTCCACCGCGTTGGACATGACCTCCTGCACCGCCTGGACGAAGCCCGGGGTCACCCGGACCTCCCGCCTCGCCAGGCACCCGCCCTCCCACACCCAGGCGTCGACCGTCTCGGGGCGGACGGACCCGAGGTACATCCCCGGCCGGAGCAGGGCGTGCTCCCTCTGGTCCAGCTTCTGGTACCTCGAGGCCACATCGTCGGCGGCTGCGGCGTCGTCTTTTTTTTGCGCCGCTGTTGTAACCATGTTTCGTCGGCTATATGGAAAGAGATATTCGGCGGCTTTTTTACATCGAGAAAAAAAATTGATTGGCGGATTGCCACAGCCCGGTTCCCCTTCATTGCATACCATGTCTCCAACTATTGGCGATTTATACGCGGCTGTCGACGAGCTTTATCTCAGCGATGACCCCAACGAGGACCCCGACAGGACCGACGACGAGGACCCCAACGACGAGGACCCCGACAGGACCGACGACGAGGACGAGGACCCAGACAGGACCGACGACGAGGACCCCAACGAGGACCCCGACAGGACCGACGACGAGGACCCCAACGAGGACCCCGACCGGACCGAGGACGACGACGAGGACCCCAACGAGGACCCAGACAGGACCGACGACGAGGACCCCAACGAGGACCCCGACCGGACCGACGACGACGACGAGGACCCCGACCGGACCGACGAGGACCCCGACCGGACCGACGACGAGGACCCCGACGGGACAGACGAAGACGACGAGGACCCCGGCGCTGCATCAAGATTCGCCAAAGCGGCCTACTACGCACCGATAGCTGCCGCCTTCACCGTCGCCATGTTTAGCTGCGACATTGAAACGATGCTACTCCGCGCTCTGCTATGCGCTTTGAGGCTGGCATCCCTCGTCTCAGGCGGCGCCGCACTGTGGGCGGGAACCATGGCGCACTTTGCCGCCTTGGTGGCAGACCTTGTCAGCTGAATAGGGCAAACTTTTTTTTTGTTACAGGGCAGCCGCAGGGTCAGCCGCAGGCTCAGCCGCAGGGGCAGCCGCAGGGGCAGCCGCAGGGTCGGCCGCAGGGTCGGCCGCAGGCTATGCCGCAGGGGCAGCCGCAGGGTCGGCCGCAGGCTCAGCCGCAAGGTCAGCCGCAGGGTCGGCCGCAAACTCAGCCGCAGGCTTAGCCGCAAGGTCAGCCGCAGGGTCGGCCGCAGGCTCAGCCGCAGGGGCAGCCGCCCTTCTAATTTGTCTTGACTGCCGCCGTCTTTTTCCTCGCGGACATCGCGGACTTCGCGGGCTTCGCCGACCCGGAGGACTTCGCCTTCGGCGCCGACCCGGAGGACTTCGCCTTCGGCGCCGACCCGGAGGACTTCGTGGGCTTCGCCGACCCGGAGGACTTCGTGGGCTTCGCCGACCCGGAGGACTTCGCCTTCGGCGCCTGCCCTTCGGGAGCCTCTTCCGCCGGAGCCGCCTCCTCGGCCCTCTTTTTCACAAACACAAACCAGCGGTTGAGAAAGCTGAAGCGCTTTTCGACGTCCGTCATGGAAGCCACCGTCCTGGCCAGGGACACCATCCAGGCGGGGGTCCCGTCGCCGTCACCGGCCGCCATGGCCCTCCAGTCGTGCGACGCGAAAGTGTCCGAGAACATGGCGGTGCTCGCGGGGATCCCGACGGCGTCGGCCTCCTGCTTGGTGAGCAGGCGGATCCCGCGGGCGCCCAGGACCTCCTGGAGCTCGTCGAAGTCCACGAGAAACTCCTTGGTGGAGTAGCCGAGGTTGTCGACGAAGACGTTGATCTCGGTCCCGTACACAGGGGGTCCCTTGTCGCCCTCCGGGAACGCCATGCCCTCGTAGTTTTTCTCGATCCTCCAGGCGACCCCCGCGTCGCTCCCTCCGGCGGCCGCCGAGCCCACCGCGACGATCGCCCCGTCCGGATCTGGCTGGACGCCGGCCAGCATGGCGTCGACGGCGCGTCCGTCCATGCAAGTGCCCACGAACGAGCCCCCGGGGCGCAGGTGCTTGTCGAGGTTGTCGGCGAATACAGAGAGGGTCTCGCGGTCCTGGAAAAAGTAGTGGACGGCGAACATGCAGCTGCACACGTCGAAGGGCTTGGCCGCCAGCCCCTCGTAGGGGCGCAGCTTGGGATCCGGGCGATACACGCCCCCGGCGCCTGTCAGCCACATCGTCTGCGCGATCCTCCGGATCGAAGGGTTGGATATGCCGTTGATGGCGTCGTGGTTGACGGGCTTGCGGAGGTCGAGGGAAACAAAGGCGTACAGCTGCTGCTGGCGGGTCCTGGCGTTTCTCCGGCGCCTGTCTTCTGCCAAGCGTCCGTAGGCGATCTGCACCGTCGTCTCGTACAGGTCGATGCCCACGACCTGCCTGAAGCCGGCGCGCATCCAGTTGTGCAGGTCGCCTCCTCTGCCCGTGGCCAGGTCGATCAGGCGGAGGGACGAGGCGTCCTCCTGCTGCTGCGGCTGCTGCTGCTGCTGCTGCGGCTGCTGCTGCTGCTGCTGCGGCTGCTGCTGCTTCTGCTTTTTACCAGCCATCCCGATGGCGCCGGCCCGGACGGCGACAGCCACGGCCGCGTCGAGAGCCACGGCGCCCTTGATGTAGCCGTGGAAGCGCCTCATGCGCTCGGTGTGCTCCCCGGTGGCAGACGAGTTGAAGTAGTTGTCGTCCCTCGTCCCGGCCCCGGCGTCCCGGACGTTTTCCGGATCCACTACGTCCTCGACCTCGATGGGGAACGATATGCTCCGCCAGACGCTGTTGGCCACGGATATGTCGTTGGGCCTGTCCTTGTCGTGACGGACCCTGAGGGGGACCCATCCGAGGCGCGGCCTCCAGGCAAACTCGACGACGGCGCCGTCTGCCACGATGTCGTGCGGGGGGTACTGGCACCTGGGCATCTCGCGGTGGTCGGCGGCCGCCCTCGACGCCCCTCCGGCCACCGGCGTGTGAACAAACGTGGTCGGGTCTTCGGGGGCGCCGAAGCGGTCGCACGTGAACGGGCGCATCTCGTAGCCCCCCGAGCCGATGGCGCCGGTAAGGAGCGCGTACGGGTCGACGTCGGTGCTCGTCCGCGCCCCCACGAGCAGGCTCGCGCGCATCTTGCCGTCGACGACGACCGGGGCGCCCCCGCTGGTCTTGTCCCACCTGACCTTGAAGTCGAGCGAGTTCTCCTGCGGGGGCTTCCACTTGAACGCCCTCTCCCAGGTGTCCCCCGTCTTCTCCGCCGGGACGTCCCGGTGCAGCTGCCCCACGCCGAGGTACGCCGGCGTCAGGATGAGGCCGTCCAGGCTGTACTCGACCCCGCCCCAGCCCACCGACGTGTAGGCGTCAAACAGGTCTTTCGCTGCCTGTCGGCGCAGGAACGTTTTGACCCGGATACGCGGCGACGCGGCGCTCTCCAGGGCCTCTCGAGCAGCCGTCCCCGGCCCCAAGAGCCCCATCCGGCTCCTCATCGCGGCGACATCGCTGCCCGGCCCCTTCGCCTCCACGACGGCGCCGCTGGCGACTCCCCTGGCGACTCCCCTGGCGACTCCCCTGGACACGCCCCTGGCCACGCCGCTGGCCACGCCTTCATCGGAGTCTCCATCGGCCACGCCTTCATCGGAGTCTCCATCGGCGCCTCCCACGGCGCCTCCCACGGCGCCTCCTTTTTTTCCCCTATTTGGCGCCGCAGAGCTTCCCTCGGCAACGCCCTCCTGATCGGCGCCCTCATTGATGACGGCCGCCGGCTTTTCGGCGGCGGCCCTGTAAAACGCCGCGGTGGCCTCCTCCAGCTCCCTCTCGGTCACCAGGGGGAGGCCCCGGACGTCCTGGCCCCTGAAGTGGTACACGTCGAACACGAGAAAGAGGTCCATGGGCGCGTTGGTCCTCGACGAGGTGATGAGCTCGCCGTCCAGCAGCGAGTTGGCCAGGGCGGGGACCCTGAGAGGCGGCGTCGGCCGGCCGTCCTCCCCGAGGCCCTCGCCGGTGCCCCTGACGTGCCCCGTCTGCGACACCAGGTGGGCGCTCCCGTCCTGGTCGAACACCATGAGGTAGCGCCGGCCGTCCGCCTTGTCTGTCACGGTGTAGTCGTCCCTGACGCTGAACGACTCGAACGTCTCCTCGAGGAGGTTGACCCTCTCGAGCGTCACCGGCTGCGGCGGGTTCCAGCGCCGGGCGGTGCCTGACTCCGGGGGGGCCATCCTGGCGTAGTCGCCCAGGACGCGGTTCCTCCTGGTCCTCGTCAGGATCGCGGGGCTCTCTCGCAGGACCTGGAGGATCTCGCCCACGTTGGAGAGCAGCGCCGATGCCAGTAGCATAGCTTTTCGCCCCGGGGACGACGACTGCGACTGCGACGCCGACTGCGACTGCGGCAGGGACTGCGGCAGGGTCTGCGACTGCAGGGTCTGCGACTGCAGGGACTGCGACAGCAGGGACTTCTGCGGCAGGGACTGCGACTGCTTGGACTGCTGCAGGGACTTCTGGAAATTGGCCCGCGATAAACCCGGCTTACCCCCCCCCCTCGACGGGTCCCTCGACTGGTTCCCCTCGGCGTTCTCCGGCTCGGCGAGGGCCTCTGCGGCCTGCCAAAGAAGCTCGACCTCGACCTCGTAAGACTCGTCGGCCTGGGCGAGCGCCGAAATGGTCTTTCCGGTCGCCTGCTTGACCGCCGTGAGGTCGATGCGAAACAGACCGTCCCGCGAGAGAAACGATATGCGCCGCTTGAGCCGAAAGACGGCGCTGGTTCCGGGCTTGGTGAGCTGCCTGACGGCGTCTTTGGGGTCGTCCATGTCGATCTCGCGCTTGAGCGACACTACAGCGTCGTAGTCCGGCACGTCGACCTTTTTCACGACCTGCTCCTTGCGCATGAATGTGACGTCGTCGGCGTCTATCTGGTCGATTGATGCGCCGTCGACGCACATGGCCCGGATGCCCTCGGCGCTGTGGACGGTGGCCCTGTAGACAGACTGCAGGACGTCGACAGTGTCCCTCTCGGGCTCGAGGATCTTCCTGTAGGCGTGCATGTAGGCGACGAGGCGCTCGAATGCGGCGCGGGTGGTGACGCTGTCGAGGCGGGGATCGAGCCTGGCCTCGAGCTCGAGGGTGCCCCTCGAGGCCACGGCGGACTCCGCCCTGGCCGCGATCTCGTACAGCAGGCGCCTGGGAACCTCCATAGCGATTGTTTTTTAATGCTCGCTTATTTTTCTCGGAACAAAGGAACGCATTTAAGCCGCAAAATCAGAGAGAAAAAAAAAGAATAGAATGCAAAGCGTGCTGTCACGATACGAGTCCGACGGGAGCTTCAAGACTTTCAGGAACAACCAGAGGCCCTACAAGTTTCGCGGATTCTACGAGGACAACGCGAGCGCCGGCTACAAGAAAAACACGTATTCCATCATGACCAATGCATTTGTCGACAGCCGCGGGGAGACGCACAGGCCCGGGACCATATTTTTCAACGGCCCGCAAAAGGACCTCATGTACAACATATCCGTCGACGAGTTTTTCGATCGCTTCAGCGTCACCGAGTCGAGCATAGCCCGGCGCAAAAGCGAGTTCCGCAAGGCCCTGCGGGTCACCGACGACATGCTCAACGAGATCGTCAGGGAGGAGAGGATGAGCGGCGTCAAAAACGTATCGGTCGACAGCATCACCCTAAAGATCCCGTGGGACGGCCGGGACAAGCGGGTCAAGGTAGGGGACTACATCCTGAGCCACCGCGGCCAGAGCAACGCCGATGCGCAGTATATCCCCGTGGACAGGGAGGCGTTCAACGCCATCTACATAGAAAACTCCCGCAACATCCGGTCCGCCCGGAAACAAAAGGCGCCGCGAAAGGAGCTCGGGGCGGCGCCTGTTTAAAATTTGGTTAGGGTTTTTGGTTCAGCGACCCTTTACAGTAAAGTACAGTAACCGGTTAACGGCTGATAGCGGTTATCAGCCGGTTGAGATAGAGAGATAATAGTTATATATGGTTATATAGCGGTACCGTAAGGTACCGTACGGTACCGTAGCGGTGGTTATGGGTAATCTGCCGATGAGTCAGTACGGTCCGGTACGGTCCGGTACGGCACGGTCATGCACGGTCCGGTACGGCACGGTCACGTACCGTACTGTACGGTACGGTACGTGAACCTTACTCATCAGCTGTTATTAGGTTTTTACCCGGCTATCTATCTCAGCGGTTAACCGGTTTGTCCCTTAAGCAGCGTCTAAACGGTTTGTCACTCGGTTAACCGCCGCACTAGGAGTATATATGAATGGCGCTGCACTGCCCCAAATAAAGAAGTACGAATAAATCGGTCGATTGCCATTGAATTGAGAAACCTGTCTTTGTCTTTGCGATGGAAGATACCCCCACGCTACGCAGGAAAAGGGCCCTTCCCATGGTGAAGAAGTGGCTGTTCGATCGGTTCCCCAAGCGCGACAACGATGCCGCTGATGCCGCGCAAATCAACTTCGTCTCGCTGAGGCAGGAGATGATTAACTCGGCTCCCCCGGATCGCAGGGTCGACATGAACGCGATCGAGGCCAAGCACATCCGCGAGCAGTACATCATGACCATCAAGCACACGAGGAGCTGGAAAAACATGACGGACGAACAGAGAGACCTTGTTGTCCGGTCAGGCTGTAAGAACATCGACGGGTTTATTGTCGGCGGCAAAGTCAGCTGGGCGTCGCTGGGAATCATTATCCGCGGCGAGACTGCCGTCATGATTAGCGACATCAACCTGAAGAACATGCTCCCCCAGTTTCTCCCGAACCCCACCGAAGATCAGGTCAGGCAGCAGTCGGCGCGCCTGGGCCGAAAGGGACTCCGGGCGAGGCATGTGCGGGGGCGCGATAGCAGCAGAAGCCGAAGCAAAAGCAGAAGCCGAAGCAGCAGCAGGAGCCGAAGCAACAGCAGAAGCCCAAGCAGAAGCGGCAGCAGAAGCAGCAGCGGCAGAAGAAGCCCAAGCGGCAGCAGAAGCAGCAGAAGCCCAAGCGGCAGTAGAAGCAGCAGAAGCCGAAGCAGCAGAAGCCGAAGCAGAAGCCCAAGCAGCGGTCAACGTAACCGCCGCAGCGGCGGTCGCCGTAAACGCAGCAAACGCAGCAAACGCAGCAAACGCACTCGCCTTAACGGCAGCCCCTGCCGCATTAGGAAACACAGAGGAACAGCGGAGGAACAGCAGCAGCAGCAGCAGCCACCGGAGGTGACAGACGACGAACTATTATGGGACATTGACTATTTAGATATTGATTGCGATTCTCCTCTGCCAGCGCCTCCTCTTCCTCTGCCAGGGCCTCCTCTGCCAGGGCCTCCTCTGCCAGGGCCTCTTCTGCCAGCGCCTATTCAGGGCCAGTCCCTGATGGCTTGGCTGAGCGACCCTCGGCTGGATTGTCTAGGGTTAATGGATCAGCAGACGATGCCTGCGACTCAGCAGCCTACGCTGGATCAGCAGATGATGCCTGCGACTCAGCAGCCTACGCTGGATCAGCAGATGATGCCTGCGACTCAGCAGCCTACGCTGGATCAGCAGACGATGCCTGCGACTCAGCAGCCTACGCTGGATCAGCAGATGATGCCTGCGACTCAGCAGCCTACGCTGGATCAGCAGATGATGCCTGCGACTCGGCAGCCTACGCTGGATCAGCAGACGATGCCTGCGACTCAGCAGCCTACGCTGGATCAGCAGATGATGTCTGCGACTCAGCAGCCTACGCTGGATCAGCAGATGATGCCTGCGACTCGGCAGCCATCCCAGGAGCTGCAGACGATGTCTCGGCAGCCTCAGACGCGCGAAGAGGAGCTGCAGATGTACGCGGAGAAGCTGCGGCAGCTACCGTCTTTTCAAAATTTCAACGAGCACCTTCGCAAGCACAGGGAGGCGTATCCCCAAGCAAGCGACTGGAGGAGCGTTTACTCGAGGATCTTCCCCTTTCGTAGCAGCGTCGGGGTGTAGAGCGCGAAAAATAAATAATGAAAATAATAATGTAATAAATGACATAACAAATGACTCTAGAGTACAGCTCGCTCAAGGACAGCTTTCCACAAGTCGCCGACATTGCCCCCGGCGCCATGGGGGCGCAACAGGCCAGAGAGAACAATGGATGGTACGTTCCGGCACCAGGCGCCGGCCCCGACCCGTCGTGCGTGTACCTCGGGCAAGACGGCGCAGGACTAGAGGCCCAACTGAAATCCGACGGCGCCCAACACGCCGGGGCCGCGCACCGAGGGGGCGGCGGCTTGCGCCCTGGAAACAATCACCCGTCTGGCACGTTTGTCCCCTGCCGTAGCGACGGGAGCGACGTGATGTCTTTTTGCGTGCCCCGCGGCCCCAGGCAGCCCTTCGACCCCAGGCCCACAATCGCGTAGTTTAGCCGTAGCGCGTTCGGACCCCCTCTGCAATATTCCGAATTTAATTTTAATTAAAAAAATCAAAAAATGGACATCATCGCTCTACCCGGCCAAGACGCATCTCTGGACGCCCTGTTCATCAAGGGCGACGCCGATGACAGGGCCCTCGTTAGCGTCGACGATGACAGCATCAGCGACCTAGACTACGGGGCGTGCATCGACATGGTTTCGGCGCGCTGCTCGACCTCGTCGGGGGCCCGGGCGGTCGCCGAGGTCATGCTGAACCCGATATGCGACAAGCAAGCCCTGGAGATGCGGATAAGGGACGTCGGGATCCTGAGGTCGGCGCTCCGTGCGGCCATCCGTGCGGAAGTAAAGCCCGACGGTGCGCCGCCGGCGCCAATTGAACGCCGGGCGCCCGATGTCCGCCGCTCGCTGGACGAGGCGGCGGAGGCGGAAAAAGCAGCGCTTTGGTGCACAGTGCCCCCGTCCGAGCTGGACGACGACACGCGAGAGGCCCTTGGGGAGCCCTTTTTCAACGTCGGCCTCCCCGCGGCCGACCGCGCTCTCAACGGCTGCTGGCCCCTCCTATGGGGATGCGGGGTCTACAGCGCTTACGTCGCCCCTTTGCTGGCCATGAGCGCCCCCCTAGTCTACCTCATCACGCCGTTCTTCATGCTCCGATGGAAGCTCAACCTCCCGATCTCCCCCGGCATGTACGCTAGAATGATGTACCACGCTTTCATGGGCACCGACTCGGTCATGCGCTTTTCCATCGGGTCCCCCATGGCGACCCTCGTGCAGCTCGCGTCCCTCGCCGCGACCGCCATCGTCTACGCGCACGCAGTGTGGACGACCGTCAAGACCTCCCGGCGCCTCCGGGGCGTCTGCTCGCGGATATCGGACGCGACAGCCGCGGCCGACAGGGTTGTCGGTCTGTCCCGGGAGGTCGCCGATACTGTCACCAGGCTATGCGGGGAAGGGTTCTTCGACAGGTGGCTGCCCCGCACCCTCGTTAACCACCCTTGCCGCCCGGGGGGCTTACTTTGGAAAAAGGACAGGGCAGGGGCAGGGGCGGCGGCAGCCGCAGGGGCAGCCGCTGGGGCAGGGGCGGCGGCAGCCGCAGGGGCAGCCGCAGGGGCAGCCGCAGGCACGGGAGCAGGCAGCGAGCTGTGGCGCATCGCTAGCGCCGTCGCGCTCTCCAAGTTCGCCAGCATGGACCGGAGCGCCCTCCGTCAGGCCCTCCTCGCCCTGGCGGCCGTGGACGTCGCAGCGACCGCCGCCGGGCTGCTGCGCGGAGGCGGCGACCTGCCAAACATGCCAAACATGCCGGACCTGCCGGACCTGCCGGGGTCGTTTTGCCAGCCGGAGATAGCCGGGAGCCGGGCCCCCTTTGTCGCTTTCCGCCGCGGGTGGTGCCCCGGGCTCGTGGCGATGGCGAAAAAAAGCCCAGAGATGAAAGCCGGCGGTGACGATAAAGGCCAGTGCCAGTCGGACCAGCAGTCACCCAACGAAAAGCCCGCTGTCCCTAACGACGTCGCCCTCGCCTGGCCCGCCAGAAAAGGCATGCTGCTAACCGGCGCTAACGCCACGGGCAAGAGCACGGTCCTCCGCCTCCTGGGGCAGTGCCTGCTCATGGGGCAGAGCCTGGGCGTCGTGCCGGCCGCTAGCGCGGTCCTCACCCCCATGGCGTACGTCTGCACGATGATGCGGGTGCGGGACTCCCCCGAGAGGGGCATGTCGAGGTTCCAGGCCGAGCTCATGCGGGCGGGCAACTGCATGGACACTGCGACCGCCTGCGCCAGACGGGGCGCCGGAGGCGTCGTTCTCCTCGACGAGGTCTTCGCCGGCAGCAGCGACGCGAGCAGCAGCGACGCCTGCGGCTCCAGGGTCCTCGACGTGCTGTGCAGGTCGACCGGCGCGCTCGTGGTCCTGTCGACGCATCAGGCTAGCCTGGCAGACTGGGCGAGCCGGGCGGAGGGCTTCGAGGCCTGGAGGATGCTCCCGGAAGGGTACATGCTGGTGCCGGGAAGGAACAGCGCGAGCAACGCGGCTGAGCAGATGAGGCTCATCACCTCTCACAGTATGAAGCCGCCCTGAGAGCACGAGCAGCCGCCCCCGCTGAAGGAGGGCGACCTTGCGGCTGCGCGGGTAATCCCTTTGCGGCTGCCGGGCGCCGATCGGCCGCCGCGCGTGTTAAACGGCGCCGTACGGCCTCCAGGCGTCTTGCCAGTCTTTATCGGCGCCGGACGGCTTCCGGACGAGTCGGTCTTGACCGAACGGGGGCGGCTTCCTGGCGGAGCAGACCGGCTTCCTGGCGGCGCAATCCGGCTCTTCGGCGCAACCCCAACCCGGCTCTTCGGCGCAACACCAACCCGGCTCTTCGGCGCAACCCCAACCCGGCTCTTCGGCGCAACCCCAACCCGGCTCTTCGGCGCAACCCCAACCCGGCTACCGAGCGATCGACTGCTGCTACCGAGCGATCGACTGCTGCTACCGCGCGATCGACTGCTGCTACCGAGCGATCGACTGCTGCTACCGCGCGATCGACTGCTGCTACCGAGCGCGGCGCTGCTTCTCGAAGAGGCGGTCTTTTTGCCCATCGACTGCACTCCGCCGCGGCTCAAGCTACCGCCTTTCACTTTTCCGCAGCTCCCGCAGACGCCGCAGCCGCCGCAGCTCCCGCAGCCGCCGCAGCTCACGCATCTTTTTTGACTCATTCCGTTACATGATTAAGCACGATATAAATAAAATACGCAGACGTATTATAAAATGGAATATCTCATTAGGGGGGTCCTTATTTGCTTGGCGTGCTTGCTGCTGATACGCACGTGGTACCTGTACAGCGCCGTAAAGAATATTTCCGGTTCCGGTAATAACGCCGGCGACGGATCGGGAAGCTTTTTTTACGACGGTTCTTCAGTCGGGGTATCCGGACAGGGCTCGGCGGTCCGATGCTTTCACCTAATGATAAAGGCGCCGACAGCGGCCAACGCGGCCAACGCGGCCAACGCGGCCAGCGCGGCCAGCGCGGCCAACGCGGCCAGCGCGGCCAGCGCGGCCAACGCGGCAACCCCGTCATTCGTAGTGATGGCCGAGTCGACCGGGGGACAGGCGCTGCGAGACGCGCTAGAGAGCGGCGCCGTGCGCTACTGCTCCACAGGCGGGTACGTATACTCGGCCCGCAGGACGGTAGACTTCGACGACGGCGCCGCCGGAGGCTACGGGCTGCAGCTTTCCCCGCCCGACCGCCCGTGCGACCCCTCCGAGTTTCCGACGGGCTCGGCCGCGACATCGGCGTACGCGTGGACCAGGCAGCAGACGTCCGCGCCGGTCGCTGCCTACATGATGTTTTTCTAGGGCGCAAACTGTAATTTCTTGCACGCCGGGGCGGCTGCGGATGTCGCCCCTTGCTCGCAAAGTTGGAGCTCGCCGCTCGCGGTCAGCACGAGATCCCTCGCAGGCGTCGGCGTCGGCTGAGTCGCCGTCCCGGAGCCCGTTGCCGGTGCCGGCGGCGGAGGCGCTTTGAGCCGGATCGATCCAGCCTCGATAGACGGCGCTTTGAGTCTCGTCAGGACCGAATTGGTTATGTCGGCGTTAGTGGTCTTGAAGCTGTCCACGAACGTCTTGACGTCCACGAGCCCGTCCAGCCTGCCCTTCGCCAGGGTCTGGGTCAGCGCCACGGCGTCGGCGTCGCCTGACGCCTTTGTCGCCTTGACGGTGGCCGCCCTGACGTCGTCCTCCAGCTCGTCCAGCTTTGCGCGAAGGGTCGCGTCGGCGTCCCTGGCCTGCCTCACGTCGCCCTCGGTCGAGTCGAGCCGCTGTTCGGCCCTGAGGTTGGCGAGGTGGATCCCGTGGCTCAGGGAGTTGAGGTGGTCTATCACGCGGTTCAGGTCCTTGTTGGACGCCTTGTCCTTCCTCACCTCCGCCACCTTGTAGACGGTCCATGCGAGCACGCATGCGATTATTATGACAATCGCCGAGGCGATGAGCGCCGCGACTAGCATCTTTGGTTTTGACATTCAACTCCGGAAAATTTCCGTGCGGCCTGGCCTGGCTCAAACAGTCCTAGCCAGCCTCTTGAAGACCTCCTGCCTCTCCTTCGATCCCGTGAAAAGGGCCATTATCGTCTCCTTGTCGATAAACCCCGCGGCCCTCAGCTCCCTCTGGCAGAGCTTCACATGCGGGGGTCCCGCAGCGCCTGCGACATCGGCGCCCTCGGAAGCAGGGCAGGCGACGTCGGCGCCTCCGGCCGAGACGTCGGCGCCTCCGGCCGAGACATCGGCGCCTCCGGCCGAGACCTCGGCGCCTCCGGCCGAGACGTCGGCGCCTCCGGCCGACACATCGGCGGTATCCTGCGACATCGGCGCCTTGTGCCGAGGCGGCTGCCGATCCCTGACGCGGGCCACGTAGTAGACGTGCTTGTACCTCACCCCGTTGGAGCCCGTGTACACCTCCTCGAACGGCTTTCCCTGGGCTATGTCCAGAGACGACTCGCGGATCCCCGTCTCCTCCCGGAGCTCCCTCAGAGCGCACTCCAGGCCCGTCTCGCCCGACATGTTGCGCCGGCCCTTGGGAAAGCCCCACTCGGGCACGATGCACCCCGTGTTCTTCATCAGCCTCCCCCGCGCCACCGCGTAGTCCAGGTTGAACAGGATCGTCCCCTCGTCCGCCGTCCGCATCAGGATCCCCTTCCTGAGCCTCTGGAGCTTGCTCCTCGCGTCGTAAAACTCCATCCGGTTGCCGTACTTTGTGCGGCGCTGGATCTCGGCGGCGGCCTCCCGGTACCCCTCTCCCCCGACGTAATCAAACGCGCAGTCGTCGTCCCCGTCGGATGCCCCCTGAGCCGCCGCCCCCTGAGCCGCCGCCCCCTGAGCCGCCGCCGCCTGAGCCGCCGCCGCCTGAGCGCCCCCAAACAGCTTGCAGCCCCCCCACAGGTTGTCCCACAGCTGCTGGAACGTGTGGCCCACCACGGCCACGCGCTCCGCCTCGGTCATGGTCGCAAACATGCTCACGATGTACTCCCGGTTTAGCACGTCGTACTTGCCCCTGATAAACTCGACGTACGAGTACGAGTCCCTCCTCTGGACCACCAGGAACTTGTCGTCTTCCGCGTCTGGCGGACGCCAGCAGAGGACGATGCCGTAGCTCGTCACGGGCTGGTTGCACTGCCGGTACATGTGGCCTAGCAGGCCGCAGTTGGCGCACTTGACGCTCGGCGGGCACCCGCCGCCGAACATGGAGCGCCTGGCCGCCGCCGGGTAAGCGGCGTCGACGACCACTATCGGACCCTTCTGAGGCTGGTGCCGCTTCTGCATCAGCTGGCGGTCGGCGTGCGCGCGGGCGTACCCCACCGGCCGCCCCGCGTCGTATGGCTGGAGGCTCTGCATCGTCGGAAACTGAATCGTCCGCCTGGGAATGAACGCCTTATTCAGAGGCCCGGGAGATTTTCGGCGAGCCCGCCCGACCGCGCGAACGCCCGCTGCTGAAAATAAAAAATAAAACGCGCTTTCATTTTGCTGCACAAAAAAAAAAGCGGTCGCACAATGAAAAAAAAAATGCAGACGGTTTCCTCGGACGTCCCGCTCCTCTTTGTCAGCCGCAAGTGCAGGCACAGCGTCCAGGCGGTCCAGTCGGTCTACGAGACGGGCCTCGTCGACTGCGGGGCCCTCAGGTGCGTTTGCATCGACGACCAGTGGGAGAGCCTCCCCAGCGTCATCCAAAAGGTCCCGGCGCTATACATCCCTTCTAAAAACCTTCCCCTGACCGGCGCGAGGCTCCAAGAGGCCCTTGCGTCCCTCGTCGACCAGATGGTCGCCAGGCGGCGCTATCTGCAGCAGCAGCAGCAGCAGCAGCATCCGCAACAGCAGCAGCATCCGCAGCATCCGCAGCAGCAGCAGCAGCAGCATCAGCAGCATCCGCATCCATCGAGCGAGCAAGATATCTCCGACGCCCTGCCAGGCGCCGACGTCCACGACAACACGTACTTTTCGGACATCGACGGGACCGGCTTGTTCGGCGCGGGGCCGCCTGGTCCCGCGCCCATCGACGAAGGTCCGGGCGGCGCGGGACAAGGCGCGGGCGGCGTTGGAGGCGCCGGAGGAGGTGGCCTAGGAGTTGGAGGCGCCGGAGGAGGTGGCCCGGGAGGCGGCGACAGCGGCAACCCCAAGACGGACGCGATTCTCAGCCAGCTCATCCAGTCCCGCAACTCGGACCTCGACAAGGTCTACCAGAGCTGCCCCAACCCCCTCGGCGTCCCCCCGCCCCACGGCGCAGCTCGAGTCGTCCCGAGGATGGCCGGCGCCGCGCAGCAGCAGCCGCCGCCGCAGTACCAGCAGTACCAGTCGCCGCCGCAGCAGCAGCCGCAGCAGCCGCCTCAGCAGCAGCTCCCGGTCTACTCGCCGCAGTACCAGCCTACGCAGCAGTCGCAGCAGCAGCCTACGCAGCAGCAGCAGTACCCCCCTGCTCAGCAGCTGCAGTACCAGCCGCAGTACCAGCCTACGCAGTACCAGCCGCAGTACCAGCCTACGCAGCAGCAGCCGCAGTACCACCCGCCGCCGCGGCACTCTACCGGGCCTCCGCAAAACCTGGGCGGCGCCACCGAGGGTTTCTGGAACGTCCCCACCGCCGTGGACAAGGGCAGCAAGCTGTCTGCGTCGTTCGAGGCCCTAAGAGCTCAGAGGGGCGGGTGATTGAACTACTAAACCCTAAGCCGTAAATAGGTCCCAAAGATTATAAGATTTCCCTTCTTCTGCATCCTCGAAAAACTTATCATTTTTCATAACATCTGTTTTCCAAACAAGTTTTTTGCTTGATTTGTCTACAACAAGAGCCCGATCAGAATATTTACTGTTAGGTTGGCCGAAAATACCGTACGCACCAGGATATCTTGTCGTATGCCAAAAAGATATCTTTACATCATCTGCTATCCCGTCAGCTTGCAATGGTATTTTGTCTGAAACCGTTTCGGTCTCTGTTATCTGTACTTTGTTTGAAATGTTAGCCAAAGCAAGACTGTGCTTAACCTGAAACGTAATGGTATTATTCTCAAATGTTACAATTCGATGGTCAGTTTTAACATTATCAGTCAAACCATAATATCGTTTGGTACCGCTGAGTATAGAACACAAATATGACGGGTGCCCATCCTTGGCTGCCCCTCGGTTATATATGAACCATTTAGTTCCTGCTTTTGGCGTGAACTGATATAAGTACTGTGGCGCGGGCGCGGGGGCCACCGGTGGTGCCGGCGACATTTTTTTATCGTAATGCACAATGTGTATCCCTTTACCTTGAGCTTCTTGGGTTATTGTACTTTTGCTGGGAGCCTTACCACTAAAAACAATACAATTGTTTCCTGGACTATCAGATATTGTTCCCCTTTCGTAAAACGAGAACCCTTTACAATCTAGTTTGGAGTTGTCGCAATGTAGCGAACAAGCCAAAGCATCGTTTACATTATGAAATGTATTCAGTACTGAGCCTTTTGCAAACCACGTGTTGGGCTTCTCGTCTAGCCGAGTTGTTCCCACACTCGTCACTATATCGTAGCCGGGTACGGCGGTCACTGGCCAGTCTTTCTGGTAGTAGTTGATGTGAGTCCCTGCGGGGAACGTTCGCGGGGGATTCGTTATAACCCTGTTTTCCATGCTGCTTGTATGGAGAGTGCATGGATTGGGGGAACTCGGACCTTGGTCCTTGAAGCTGAAGCCGAGGCACGTGCTGAAGTTGGAGTTGTTGTCGCACGCCTCGGAACACTGCAGTATCGTTTTAGCTGCCAGAGAATCAGAGTCTTGACTCGACATCATGATCGACAGCTCTTTCGTGTTAGGCGGTGGGTCGAGACTCACCCCGCCTGCTCCTTGCGTTATCCGCGTGTACCCGGGGATGTCCGGGTTGCTGTAGACACGGGGCGCGCTGTAGATACACTTTTTGGTCGCTTTGGAGTCAAAAACGGCTCCGCCGACGCACTTGGGTTTGCATTGTCCGCCGACTAGTATTTGTTCCTCGGGACACGACGTCGCCGCCACGCAAGTTTTCGAGCTGGTGTCCCAATTTATCCCCGCTTTCTCGTCGCACAAACTCACGCAATTTTTTTCTTTTTCTGACCAGCGCATGCCCTCTGCGATGTCGCACTTGGCCTTAACCGTCCTGTTAACAGTATCGATCACGATGCCTGCCATTGCACCCCGTAAAAGCGTCGTATCATTCTGGGTTTGATTGCATTTCCCGTCATTACCCACCCCGTTCGGGCATTCCGCGTACCCCCCCTTAACATCAAGCTTGCACTCGTTTGCGTTTTGGTCGAATTCGACGCCGGCGCCCTCAACCATTTTGTTAGGCTTCTTCACGTACTTATCGGGGTCCGGGTAGCATACGTCTGCGTCAAGATATACCCCGTCTTCTTCAGAGCAAGATATGGCATCCGGTATCTTCCCGTAGTCTTGTTTAAACATGCACATATTCTGCGTGTTTACGTATATCCCTTCGGCCGTTTCGAACGTCTGGCATTTTGTTGTAGTGCAAGCGGACTTCGGCTGGTAGCCGTCTGCCAGGACGCACAAATTGTTATCTGTATTTTCAGGATCTTGTATCACCTCTACGCCATCTCCTATGTTAGTTGTCGGACATTGGTCGTTCGGTATGTAAAAATCGGTATCAAGTTTGCAAATATTTGTTTCGTGGTCCAGGTACGTTCCTTCCCCGACGGACGTCTGCTTGCAATCGCTCTGCGGGATGTACCCTTTGGCCAAGACGCAGTGCTTTTCTTTGGTGTCGTCTAGTTTAACTCCGGGCCCGACCCTCGTCAACGGGCAGCTGTTTTTGTCGATGTAGCCGTCGGGGGTCTTTGGGCACTCTCGCTCCAGATGTATGTAGCCGTTATCCCTGTCCAGGGCGCACGAGTTTCGGCTGATCGTTGTCACGCCCGTCGCTAGCTCGGGCAGCGGGCAGTCGTCCCGGTGAATGTAATCGTCGTCTAATATGCAAGTGTTGGTGCCGACCAATTTGACGCCCGGGTTCTCGAACTCGGCATGAGCGGGGCACTTTTCGCAGCTGTCCCTGTGGATGAACCCGTCGGTGTTGAACTCGTCGAACACGCACTTGTTTTTTATAGGGTCGTAAACGGTCCCGGATCCATCGCCGCCGCATGTCGGCGGTTGGACGCACCGCCCGTTGATAAACACCAGGCCGTCCTTGCAGTAGCCCTTGTCGTCCAGGTTGCTCCTCGGCTCGAACGTCTGGGAATTTTCCCGGGTCCTGGCTTCCGCCAGCGTGTACACGTCGTCGTCCGTGCCGCCTGACCTGAAGTACACCTCCCTGTCGAGGAAAACGCCGTAGCCGAGCTCAGGCCCGACGTCGCCTTCCGCGGAGACCACCAGTTTGTCGGCGAGCGTCACCTCGGACGCGCCCTTAGCGCCTCCGGCGCCGCCGGCGATCGCGTACAGCGAGTCGGGGCTCAGGCCGTCCAGCGGCGGGGGGCACCTGTCCCTGAGCAGCTCGAAGCAGTGGTCCTGCTCCGGGTCGCGATTGTTCGGGTCCCCTACGTCTTTCATCACGCACTTGCCCTCGGCGTGCCCGTAGTCGTTGCCCGGGCGCGAAAACAGGTAGTCGACGAGCCTGGCGTTCGCGTCTATTTCGGTTGGTGTCGCGAGAGCGCCGACGCGCTCCATGTAGTTGGTGAAGCCGGCGTCCTCTTCGAAGAGCTTGTCGTACTCTGGGCAGTTGCCGTTGGACGTCGCCCAGCCGCACGCCTCCGCCTTCTTGTCTCCGACGAGGTCGCTCCATTCGCACGCGGCCCTGAAGTGCCTCTCGCAGCCGCCGGGTGCGGCCGCAGCGGACGCGGCGGACCCGTCGCGGTACGTGCAGACGGCGCCTGTTACTCCGGCGCCCTCGTTGCTACTCCCCTGCACCTCGCTGTACCCCAGGGGCAAAATGGTGCCGCACTTGGCCGCCTTGACATCCGAATCCTCGTTCCTTTCCCTTTCCCAGACGGCCCCGAAGTCGGCCGCGGTCGTCACGTACCCGTTGAGCTCGCGGATCCTGGCGTCTCTGGCGGTCTTGGCGGCCTCGGCGGACAGCGCCGGGTCACCGTAGTCGGTCCACTTGTCCACGTAGTCGCCTACTTCGGCGGTCGAGAGGAGCGCCAGGTGGCTCCCGGCGCCGACGCTGTCGGGCAGCTTGTGGTCGGCGGCGCTATTCGCGAGGGCGACGGACGACTCCCACAGAGTTTTGTCGGGGGGGGACCTGTCTCCCATGCGGTACTTGATGAAAGCGTTCATGAACTTGTGCGGGTCGTCGAGCTGGTCCGACATTTCCTTGTTGGAGCCGTCCACGGCCGTTTCGCACGTCGACAGTATGCCGTCGCATCTTCCGAGTTCTCCCTCGAGGCCCCTGATCTCGATGCCGGCCTGGGCGTTGGACCACGCGTACTCGAGGTTGTGGTTGGCGAGCCACGCCGTGTTCTCGCGCCAAAACTCCCGCTCGGGCGACGAGTTGTAGAGGAAGCGCATGTAGGCCGCGACGCGGTCCTTGCCCTTCTGGGTGCCCTCGAGGTCCTTGCGGAAGCGAACGCGGCAGAGCGGCCGCCCCCGCAGCGCCCCGTTCCCGTCGTGCACCTCGAGGCGGATCGCGGCGCCGTCGCCCTCCTCCCCGTACTCGTTTGCGACGTCGACGACGTCGGCGAACTCGGGGAGGTACAGGTGGTGGTTGGACAGGCTGCAGGTGTTGGAGTCGTAGCTGACGCTGTCGACCTCGGGAGGGATGTAGCACACGTGGTCCAGCTTGGGGTCGGGGTGGGCGAGGATATTGTGCTGCAGGAAAAACGGGTTGGTCTCGGCGTTGTCGAGGCCGCCCATGGCCCTGGCCACGAAGCCGCACCTGGGGTCGTCGAGGCCGCACCGCGGGTCCGTTGCCGGGTCGCACAGCGTCGCATCTATCGCCGCTTTTTTCGCAGCCTGGTCCTCGTAGCTCCTGTCATCGGCGGCGCCCACGGCGCTTCCTAGGTGGTCCCTCATAAAGCGGTGCCCGTGGGGCAAAACGCCGGCGTCGTTTCCGATCGAGTGAATGCCGGTGAGCGACGTGAAGTCGAGCGGGTCCCCTTCGACCGGAAAGACGTACGCCGGGCAGCAGTCGGAGCCGCAGGCGCCCGCATAGCCCGCGGAGCCCGCAGCGGCGACTCCGCCTGCTACCGTACTGGCCGACTCGAGAGGAGCCGAGTCGAGAGGTTGTGCCGAGTCGAGAGGTTGTGCCGACGCATTTGCCGACGTGAACACGTTGACGGTCGCCTGTGTACCGCTTGTGGCGCCTGTGGCGCTTGTCGTCAGGACGGTACCGCTTGTGGCGCCTGTACCGCTTGTGGCGCCTGTGGCGCTTGTCGCGCCTGTACCGCTTGTCGCGCCTGTGGCGGCGCTTGTCGCGAATCTCTCTGATCGGTCCGCCGAGCCCAGCATCGCTATCATAACGGCCGAGGCCGCCAGGGCTATCATCATCACTAAAAATACGCTGAATCTCATCGCGGAAGGCGAAGAGGCAAAAGGCGAGAGGCAACACTACGGGCTTTTTTATTTCATATCTGCGAAACTAATTTGCACTTGGTTTGCACTGCTTGGAGTCGCTGTCTAGACTTGTGCCGGTGCCGCAGTAATCGCCGACCGCGATCGGTACGCACATCCAAACTGCGTCGTTCCAAGTTGTCCCGGCGCCGCAGACGGATTCGCATCCTCCGCTAACAAACTTTTTACCCGCTTCGCAAACAAACTGGTATATGGAGCCTGAAACCTCGATACCAGGCTCGATTGTCGGTCCGCTCTTTTGCTTGCATTTTCCGTCTTCGGCTATATCGAAGAAGCTGCTATCGCAATAGCCGTAACCACCGGCTAGCTTACACCCGCCGTCATACTCGACCCCTTCGTCGAGTATAGGAAATTCTATGAACTCGTTCTGGTTTACTTTGCATTTAGATGATGTTTTGTCCAATGTTACCCCGTCTGTGCGGTCGCAGGTGATCTGCGATGTCGTATCTATTTTTCCGTAGCCGCTATCAAAAACGCACGTGTTTCCTTGCAGCACGATCCCCGTGTCAGTCTGGGGTTCACCCGGGCACGCGGGTCCTGTCGGGCAATTAGCGGTAGCGGTGTATAAATCTGTTTTCAATTTGCAGTCGTAGCTGTTATTGTTTTTGTTATAATTCACGATAACGCCGTCGTCTCCGGCGGATGTTTTGGGACAATTAGCCTTATTAACGTACTTGCTCGTGTCCACGCTGCACGATATATAATTGTCTGTCTCTGATTCGGAGACTATGACGCCGGGGCTGTCCTTCGGCTTCGGGCACTTGCTCTCGTGCAGGTACCCCTCTTCCAGGACGCACAAGTGCGGGTCGTTCTGGTCCAGAATCACGCCCCCGTCTTCGTCGAGCGTGGTCGGCGGGCAGTCCCAGGGTGCGATGTACTGGTCGGGGAGGACTGGGGTACATTGGCTAACGTGCCCGTACCCGCCAGCGAAGTCCAAGTCGCACGAGTGGTCACTGATCTTTTTCACGCCTACCCCGGCGTGCGTCTTTCCGCAATCGATCTTGGGGATGTACCCGTCTTCCAGGACGCAAGATTCGCCCTGCAAGGTCACCCCTGGCGTTTCGACGCTTGGAGTTTCGCACACGTCGCACGAGTCCTCGTGGATGAAGCCGCCGGAGGAGCTTAGCGAGCACGTGTTGATGTGCGGGTTGTACACGGTGCCCATGTCCTCGTCGCACGTCGGGGCGTCCGCGCACGCCCCGCTGGGCAGCATCATCTTGGAGCCCTTGCAGTAGCCGTATTTGCTCAGGTCGCCAGTCTGCACGAACGTCGGGGCGGCGTCCTGCCGCTTCAGGTAGCTGATGGTGTACACGCCGGAGGCGTCGCCGTCGCCGCCCGAGCCGCCCGAGTAGCCCCCGTCGTCCCTGAAAAACACATCGTCGCTCAGGTAGACCCCGTAGTCCACCCTGGGCCTGATCTCGGTGCTCGACATCTCGTACACGCCGTCGTCGTAATGTACCTCGGACGCGGTCGGGTTTCCTCCGCCGCCTTCTTTCGCCGCAGATATCTTGTATACGGACCCGACGTCGAGGCCGTCCAGCGGCGGGGTGCACCGGTCCTTGAGCAGCTCGAAGCAGTTGCCCTTGCTCTCGTTGTCCTCGACGTCCTTCATCACGCACCGGCCTGCGGCCGAGCCGAAGTCTCCCTCCGGCCGGTTAAACAGGTAGCTGACGAGCCTCTCGTCGGCGACGCCGCCTGGCGTCGGGTCGTCTGCGGCTGCGTCGACGGCGTCGACGCGCTTCATGTAGTTGCCGAAGCCCTTGTCCTCGTCGAAGAGCTTGGCGTACTCGGGGCAGTTGCTGGACAGCGCCCAGTCGCACGCCTCCTCCTTGGTGCCGGCGACGTCGCCCCACTCGCACTTGGCCTTGAAGTGCCTCTCGCACCCTCCCCTGCCCGCCCCGTCCTTCCACGAGTCGTTTGGGTCGTTGGCGGGCCCGTCGCGGTACGTGCAAACGGCCGGTTCCCCGCCGGCCCCTTCCGAGCCCGCGCCGAACACCTCGCCGTACCCCCGCGGCAAGATGGTGCCGCACTTGGCCGCCTTTTCGTCGCCGTCGTCCGGGTCCCCGCCTCCGCCGCCGTTCCTTTCCCAGACGGACGCAAAGTCGGCCTCGGCGGTGACGTAATCGTTGAGCTTTTGGATCCTGGCCTCTCTCGCGCCCTCGGCCGCCTGGGCCGACAGCGAAGGGTCCCCGTAGTCGGCCCACTTGTCGACGTAGTCGCCGGGGGAGGCCGAAAGGAGCGCCAGGTGGCTCCCGACGCCGACGCCGTTCGGATTGGCTGTCGGGCTTCCGAGGTTTGCGACGTGGTCGGCCGCCCTCTCGGCCAGGTAGAGGGACGACTGCCACTCGGATTCGGGCGGGGTCGTGTTGGCCGTGCGGTAGTCTATGAACGCGTTCATGAACGAGTGGGGGTCCTGGAGATGCATCGACCTCCGCTCCTCGAGAGCGCGTTTCTGCTCGTCGCATCTCTGGTCCCCCTCGCATTCTTCGATGTCCTCGCCGAGGTCCAGTATTCGCTGCCGCGCCCTTTCGTTGGACCACGCGTACTCGTTGTTGTGTTTGACGAGCCACGCCGTGTTCTCGCGCCAAAACTCCCGCTCGGGCGAAGAGTTGTAGAGGAAGCGCATGTAGGCCGCCATGCGGTCCTTGCCCTCCTGGGTGTCGTCGACGTCCTTTCGGAAGCGTACGCGGCAGAGCGGCCGCCCCCGCAGCGCCCCGTTCCCGTCGTGCACCTCGAGGCGGATCGCGGCGCCGTCGCCGTACTCGTTTGCGACGTCGACGACGTCGGCGAACTCGGGGACGTACAGGTGGTGGTTGGACAGGCTGCAGGTGTTGGAGTCGTAGCTGACGCTGTCGACCTCGGGGGGGATGTAGCAGACGTGTTCCAGCGTGGGGTCGGGGTGGGCGAGGATTTTGTGCTGCAGGAAAAACGGGTTGGTCTCGGCGTTGTCGAGGCCGCCCATGGCCCTGGCCACGAAGCCGCACCTGGGGTCGTCGAGGCCGCACCGCGGGTCCGTTGCCGGGTCGCACAGCGTCGCATTTCTCGCCGCCGATACATCAGCGGCATCCTTGAAGCTCAAGGTGTCGGCGGCGCCCACGGCGCTCCCAAGGGGATCCCTCATATAATAGTGGTCGTGCGGCGTCGCGGCGCCGGATCGAGCCGAGGCGCCCTGCATGCCCCCGGACGCGGCGTTTCCGATGGACTGCATGCGGGTCAGCGACGTGAAATCCGCTAGGTCTCCCTCGACCGGAAAAACGTAATCGGGGCAGCAATGGACGCCGCACGCGCCTGCGTAGCGAACATCCCCCGCGAGGAGGTTGGGTACCTGCTTTGAGCCTCTGTAATTAGGTGCCGACTGCGCCGGAGGAGGCACTGGTGCCTTTGGCGCCATTGTGTAGACGTTGATGGTCGCTTGCGCGCCGTTGCTACCGCTACTAGTTTCGATACCCTCTGTCACCACGCCGCCGCTTCCGATGGACCAAACGCGATTGGCCGCTGTGGCAGCCGGGGCCGCTGTGACAGCCGGGGCGGCTCTGCCAGCCGGGGCCGATGTGGCTAAGGACGTTGCCACCTGGGTTGCTTGTGCGACAGGGGCGAACTGCGGGGTCACCTGCGGGGCGACTTGCGCGGTCACCTGCGGGGCGGTCACCTGCGGGGCGACTTGCGGGGCGGTCACCTGCGGGGCGATCACCTGCGGGGCGGTCAGCGGGGTCATCAGCGGGGCGATCAGCGGGGTCACCTGCGGGGCGACCTGCGGGGTCACCTGCGGGGCGACCTGCGGGACCGCCGATGCCGCCGGTGAGCGGTTCGGCGCGCTGCTCACCGGGGCACGCGGAGTGACGGTTGTAAAGTAATACACAGGCGCCGCAGGCTGCTGCTGCTGCGGCTGCGCATCATTCGCCGTCTCGAACGCCTCAGGGGCCTCTTCTGATTGCGCCGCAGCGTCGGCCGCCGCCGCCGACGACGCATGCGAGCTCCTTGCGCTCTCGGCCGCTCCCAGCATGGCGACGAGGACGGCCGACGCTGCGAGGGCAAGGAGAATCCATACGAGGTTGGAGTTCATCGGTTCGCGCTTTTAGCTAGATATCAGCGAAATTGTGCGGTCCTGGCTATTTGCCGGGCTGCCGTCTGCTGCTGTTGGCCTCGTTCCGGTCCCACGACACGTACAGGGTGTCGGGCTCGAACACCTCGGCGACGAACCCGTCCTCTGAGAGGGCGTCGGCGAGGCCGTGCGCGACCTCTGTCACGTCGAACACGGGGAGTCCCGGGATAAAGTCGGGCACCCTGTAGACCATGCGGACGTGGTCGAGGGCCGCCTTGCTCTCGATGCGCCGCCTGAGCTGGTCGAGGACCGGCTTGTGGGCATCGGAGCGGCGCTTTGCGCGCGACCGGATTTCCCTCTGGAGGTCCCTGGCGGTCGGCTGGCGGCGTCTGAATCCCCCGGCGCCGTCTCCGAGCGGCGTCGCCGTAGACGCGCCGTTGCGGTATTCCGGGAGGCCTCTGGTCCTCTGCGACTCGTCCGACCTGGGGACCGAGTCGCCCCACCTGGGGGCTCGAAGGAGCATCGCCGCGCTGTGGTCAACCATATCTCGGTTTATTTGTTTTTTTTTTTTTTGAACGTTCGAAAACAAAAAAAGAGAAGGCTCCGAGCATTTTTCGAAAAAGCGTTCACGGCGCCGAAAAAAATGTGACCCGCCTCGCACAATAGACCATGGCGTCCTCGTCGTCGTCGGCTGGTTCACCGTCGACCATAAGGCTGAGGGAGTTTTGCATGGACTGGGTGAAGGACGGGTCGATCGTCGTGATGATCGGCAAGAGGAACACCGGCAAGAGCTACCTTATCCGGGACCTGCTGTCGAGGAAGACGGACATCCCCACGGCGGTGGTGATATCGCCGACGGAGCAGTCCAACCGCTTTTACTCTGACATGATACCGCCGCTGTTCATCCACGACGAGTACTCGTCGGGCGTGGTGGAGAAGCTGGTGGCCCGCCAGAAAAAGATGAAGAAGGAGTCGATGAGGGACCCGGGGGTGGACGGGAGGTGCATTTTCATCATGGACGACTGCCTGTACGACTCGTCGGCGTGGTCCAAGGACAAGAGGATACGCGAGATATTCATGAACGGGCGGCACTTCAACATCACCTACGTGCTGGCGGCGCAGTACGGCCTGCCGTGCCCGCCGCAGCTGAGGAGCCAGATAGACTACGTGTTTCTGCTGAGGGAGTCGATCATGAGGAACAAAAAGATCCTGTTCGAAAACTTCGCCGGCATGTTCAACTCGTTCGAGGTGTTCAACTCGGTGATGAACCAGGTATGCCAGGACCACAACTGCCTGGTGATCCACATGAACAGCAGCTCAGACCGGCTGGAGGACCAGGTGTTTTGGTACAAGGCGCGGGAGCAGCCCCCGTTCACGCTCTGCTCTAGGGAGATGTGGGACCTGTCGAACGCGCACATGGAGGCGGAGCGGAGCGACAGCGACGAGGACCTGCCGTACGACCCCAACGCGCCGAAGAAGAACCAGCGCCGCGTAACGGTTAAGAAAGTGGCTTAAAGGGGTGGCGCCGACAGCGACAGCGGCAGCCCGTCGATGCCTCCTTTACAGTCGGGCGATGTCTTTTTGGACCCGTTGTGGCGCCGGCAGCGACAGCGGCAGCCCGTCGATGCCTCCTTTACAGTCGGGCGATGTCTTTTGGGGACCCGTTGTGGCGCCGGCAGGGACAGCGGCAGCCCGTCGATGCCTCCTTTACAGTCGGGCGATGTCTTTTTGGACCCGTTGTGGCGCCGGCAGCGACAGCGGCAGCCCGTCGATGCCTCCTTTACAGTCGGGCGATGTCTTTTTGGACCCGTTGTGGCGCCGGCAGGGGCATTGCGTCCTCGCCCGAAATTTAATTTATTGTCAATTAATTAAATTTTAATGTATCCGACAGGTATCGCGGTCGCTCTCGTGGTTCTGGTGGTCGTCGTCTTCTTGGCAGTTTGGACTGGCTGCACCGGGCCCAGGGCGGCGGCGAGCGAGGCTTTCTACGAGTTCGATGAAGGCGACGGCGGGGGACTCGGTGGCGGCGGCGGCGGCAAGCTCCAGTACTTTAGGATGGAGGGATGCCCGCACTGCGACCGTTTCGACAAGGTGTGGTCGGAGATCGAGCGGGGGGGTCTCGCTGAAGAGATGGAGCTTCAGAAGCTCGACTCTAGGAGCCCCGAGGCCAGCGAGCACGGCATCCGCGGGTTCCCGCACATCCAGATGGTGACCGCCGACGGCAGAGTTTTGGTCTACCAGGGCAAGCGGGAGCAAGCGTCGATCGAGTCTTTCGCCCGGTCATCGGGCTAGGGCTGAGGCTATGGCAAGCCTAGGCTAGGCTAGGGCTGAATCAAAAGGGCCTGAACGGCGGCGCCGGCAGCCAGCGACTTGAGCAGGAGGGTGATATGCCCCACGCCCACGACCAGCCCGATAACGGGGATCTTGAAGCCGCCGGGGAAGCGTCTCACGATCACATCGACAGGAATCATCGAGATGACGACGAAAATGGCCGCCGCTGCCATGACGTTCACCAGGCTTCCCAGGGGCATGGACGACGGCATCCAAGAAGACGATGATTCAGCCGCCCCCCCGGCAGCCTTGGGGGCAACAGCGGCGTCGCCGAGTGCCGACATGACGTCTGTCAGGTCGCCGCCGCCGGCGAGAGGAATCCTCGGGGCTCCTCCGGCGGGACTTCCGGCTGCTGAGGCACCTCCGGCGGCGGCGGCACCTCCGGCTGCGTAGGCGGCTCCGGCGGCGGAGGCACCTCCTCCTGCGGCGCCTCCTTGAGCCGCCTGCTTTTGCTGATGCAGCATAGCCTGTGCCGCAAGGGCCTGTGCCGCAAGAGCCTGCTGCTGCTGCTGCTGCTGGGCCTGCGCCGCAATAGATTGCTGCTGCTGCTGCTGGGCCTGCGCCGCAATAGATTGCTGCTGCTGCTGCTGCTGCGCTAGAGCGGCCTGCTGTTGCTGCAAGGCAGCCGCCATCTGCTCCCGGGCCAGCTGGGCCTTGATCTGGTCGATGCTCGTGGACGCCTCCAGGTCGTCGGGCACGCGCGTTTCGATTCCTGTATTTTGGGACATTTCAACCGGTAATTTATTTTTTCAATGACCAAAGGAAAAAGGTGTCCCGCCCCCAGACGCATCGCGGGAATCCTCGTCGAATAAAAGGCCGCGCCTTGACACAAAAATGAACTATAGCACATTGAGAGAAGCGTGGGAAGACTACGAGCAGAATCAAGACCGAAAACCGCGCGACGGCGCAAAACCGTCCAGGCCAAAACGCGAAGGTGTTTGGCGCAAACATCTCAGCGAACCGACAGTAAACGGGAAAAGAAAAAAGCCAGTCGCGCCCGGCGCCAGAAGATCGTCCGCTGCCAGCAGTGGCGCTTCCGTCGGAGATCGCGCGAGGCGGTCGCAGACGGAAGAGTTCTTGGCTGATCGCAGCCGCCCGTCGCCCAGCAGGACATCGCCGGGCTTTGTTTCTCCGCTGCTGAGCCCCCCCGGCTGCGGCGACGGTCCTGGGAGCTGGGAGCCGGTCCCTCCCGGGTCCGAGCTAATGGCGTCAGCGGAGCCCTGGGTCCCTGCGTCTAATCTCGACGGCGGCGACGGGGAAAACTGGGTGCCGCTAGTAGTAGACGGCGACGACTATCCCGCGCATGTCGCGGGCAATTCGAGCGGCGTCGCAGGCGCCGGCGTAGGCGGCGGCTACCACGGAGAGGACACGGGCGAGGGCCCGGGAGAGGGCCCGGGAGAGGGCGGAAACGACGGAGACGGCGACGACGGCGACGACGCGTCGGAAACCTATCGGCGGCCCCATAGAGGGATCGCGGAATCAGAGAACCCCGAGCGGCACACGCGGTTCGCTGATCGTTTGGCGGCGCTGCCGAGTGAGGCGCCGCTAATAGACGTCGTCGCAGCACCGCCGCAGGAGGCGACGAGGGCAGGCGGCATCAACGACATTTTCATGTACGTGTTCTCCGGGCTGCTCCTGATATTTCTCATAGAGCAGGCTATCCAGCTGGGGGCGGCGATAGGCGCGTCGAGGAGCCTCAATCAGCCCCAGGTGTTCGCCGTGATGTAGACGCGGGGCTCGGTTTCTTCCGCCCGAAAAAATCAGACCCGAGAAATAACAAATTGCATCATGGAAGCAGCAGCCTCGGGAGCCTCAGGAGCCTCGGCAGCAGCAGCTCCGGTAAAGTCGTCTGTCGGGACGCAAACGTCGTCATCGGTGTCGTGGCGTCGTCAAGATGATAAACGACAGCGCGAATGCAACGGCAGCGGCAGCGGCTCCGACGGCGGAGGCAGAGGCAGCGGCGGCTCCGACGACGAAGTATCAGGCAGCAGCGGCAGCAGCGGCAGCGGCGACTCCGACGACGAGGTATCAGGCAGCAGCGGCAGCAGCAGCAGCGGCGGCCCCGGCAGCGGCGGCTCGGACAGCTCGGACAGCTCGGAGTCCTGCTCCGATGGAGGCTCCGGGGACGGCTCTGACACCTCGGAAGTCGGCTCCGATAGAGGCTCCGGGGACGGCGGCGGCGGGGGCGCCAAGGGCGTTTCGAGGAGCGTTCGTTTCGCCAGCTCGGCAAGCGGACCTCCCTCGACTGATACCCCGCTCCCATTGAGGAGGAGCAAGAGGCTCGCGTCGGCCAGAGAGCAGACATTGGCCAGAGAGCAGACGCTCGCCACGGGAGCCTCTAAAAAGCGCTTGCATCTGTACGAAGAAGCGCCGGTCGCAACGCCTGCGGGAACGCCTGCGGGAACGCCTGCGGGAACGCCGGTCGAAGCTGGCGCGTTCGCGAGGCCCGACTCGGACGGCGGCTGCGGCGGACCCTGCAAGAGATCCAGGCTCAACCCGGCCGTGCGCTCGTACGACAAGCAGCACATGGCGTTCTACCGCGGCGCCGACGAGGCCTTGCGGGTGGAGCTGGACAGCGCCGAGGCGGCCGTCCACGACCTGTGCGCGGCTTCGGAAACGCCTCCCCGTTTTCGCCTGCTGACCTGCGGGGCTTCGATCAAGGTCAAGGCGGACGTGCTGCAGAGGTGCAAGGCGGTGTTCCGGCCTGACACGGGGAGCTCGGAGAGGTGCAAGACGGCGAAGTGGCTCGACTCTTTCCTCCAGATCCCCTTCGGGGTGGTCAGGCCGCTCCCCGTGTCCCGCGGGGACTCGCCGATCAGGATCCGGGAGTTTCTCGAGGCGGTCCGGGCGCGCCTGGACAGCAACATCTACGGGCACAAGGAGGCCAAGGAGCAGGTCGTGAGCACCCTGGGCAAATGGATCAGCAACCCGAGCAGCAAGGGCAACGTCATCGGCATCAAGGGCCCCATGGGGTGCGGTAAAACCACCCTGGTCAAGCACTGCATCGCGGAAGCGCTGGGCCTGCCGATGGTCTCCGTAGCGCTGGGCGGCGCAAACGACGCCGCCGTTTTCAACGGGCACCACGTCACTTACGAGGGATCGACGCACGGGCTCGTGGCGGGGGCCCTGATGAAGGCGGGCTGCATGAACCCCGTCATCCTCTTCGACGAGCTCGACAAGGTCTCGTCGGGCGGGAGGGGGCAGGAGGTCGTCAACGTGCTGATCCACCTCACAGACGCGACCCAGAACGACTCCTTCCAGGACCACTACTTCGCCAACGTGCCGCTGGACATGAGCAAGGCGCTAATGGTGTTCACTTACAACTCCGAGGAGGACGTCAACCCCATCCTACGCGACCGCATGACGTCCATCGAGACAAACGGCTACAGCCTGGCGGACAAGCGGGTGATCGCGTCCAAGCACCTGCTGCCGGCGGCTTGCAAGGAGTACGGCTTCCCGGCGGGCTCCCTGTCCCTCCTGCCCGAGGTCGTCGACGACATCGTCGCCAGGCTGCCGGCCGAGAGCGGCGTGCGAAACCTCCAGAGGGGCATCGCGTCCATCGTCTCGGGCATCAACATGCGCCGGCTCCTCGAGGGGGACAGCGCAGGCAACGCGATCACGCCGGCGACGGTAAAGGAGTTTATCAAGGACCAGTTTGGATCCTCCCGTAACCCGAGCCTGGACCACATCTATATTTAAAGGCGAGCGCGCCAACAACAGAATTTGTTTAAAAAATAAAAATAAACAAAACAAGAAACAAAACAAGACAAATGAGCGACGTTGCAGACGAGGCGAGCGGTGCTTGCGATGCCGGCGGTGCTTGCGATGCCGGCGGTGCTTGCGATGCCGGCGGTGCTTGCGATGCCCAGGGAGGCAAGGACGGCGCCCCTGGCCCCGAAGAGCTGCTCGCCGAAGCGCTGGTCGAGCTCGCCGCCGCTGCCGAGGCGGACGCCTTCCGGACCAGGAGGGCCGCGGACTGGTGCCTGGCGCTCCTCTCCGAGCACCGGCGGCTTTGCCAGAACGACATGGCCCGGGCTTCGGAAGCGATCGGAGAAGCGGACTGTCTCCGATCGCTGCTCCTCAGAGAGACGACCAAGTGGGCGGCGGGCGCAAACGAGCTGCGCCGTCTCCTCGAAGCGGAGACGGCAAGGGCGGACGCGGCCTCGTGGGATGCGTGCGAAGCCCGGCTCGCATCTGACCGGGCGGCCAACGGCGTGCTAGCGGCGGAGGCGCGCAGAAATGAGGCGGAGGCCGAGCTGGAAAACCACCGGAAGGAGGCGGCGACGCTCGCCGAGCGGGTGCGGTACCTCGAGGAGGAGAGCAGCACGGCCAAGAGAATGTCGTCTATGGTTTCCATGGAGAAGCGTCTCTCGGAGCTGTCATCGGAGAACGAGCGGCTCCGAAAGAGCCTGGACATCACCAGGCAGCAGCGAATGGCCCAGCCGGCAGCCCCCCAGCCGTCCAGTCCTCCCGCGGCCGTCCTGCCGGCGCCCATCGCATCGACCAAGCCAAGCAAGCGAAAAGGCAAGCAAGCGAAGTCGGCCGAAGAAGCAAACAGGCCTGTAGAGCCGCAGCCGCAGCCGGATACGCAGCCGCAGCCGCAGCCGCAGCCGCAGCCGCAGCCGGATACGCAGCCGCAGCCGGAGACAGCCACGGCCCTGCCTGACGACGGCGGGGAACAAAACGGGCTGAAGGAGCCGCATCAGGAGCCAGAGGCAGAGAACGAGTTGCAGCAACAGCCGCCGCAGGAGCCGCCGCAGGAGCCGCAGCAGGAGCAGCCGCAGGAGCCGCAGCAGGAGTCTGAGGCAGAAAAAGAGTTGCAGCAGGAGCCGCCGCAGGAGCCTGAGGCAGAAAAAGAGCCTCAGGAGCCGCAGCTGGAGCCGCAGCTGGAGCCGCAGCAGCAGGAGCCGCAGCAGGAGCCGCAGCAGCAGGAGCCGCAGCAGCAGGAGCCGCAGCTGGAGCCGCAGCAGGAGCAGCCGAAAAACAAGCCCCGGAAGCCTGCGACAAAAAACAGGTCGAACAAGCAGCATGAGCCGCAGCCGCAGCCGCAGGAGGCAGCGAAGGACTTGCAGCCGCAGCCGCAGCCGCAGCCGCAGGAGCCGCAGGAGGTTGCGTCGGAGCCGCAGGAGCCGCAGCAGCAGCCGCAGCAGGAGGTTGCGTCGGAGCCGCCCGAGGGGGAGGAGGACGAAGAGGACATGTATCGAATTAAAAAGATCAAGGACGTCCTTTACTGGTTCAAGCCGGAGGGGCCAGACGGCAAGCTGGGCGTCCTCTTCTCGGCCTCCGTGGACGGCACCCGGGGCCCCGTGGCCGGGAGCGTCATCGGGGGGGCCAGCGGGAGGCCCAAGGTCGTCTGGACAAACTAGTCGGACGAGGTGGTCTTCAGCGAGTCCCAGTTTTTCTTCTCGAAGTTTTGGACCGAAACCCGGTCTTTCCGGCCCGCTCTCAGGTTCCAGCCAGTGGACTTGATCTGCGAGTTCGCGTAGCTTGCCCTCTCGTGGTCCTCCGTGCTCAGCAGGCGGCAGCCGGCCTTGCGACCTGTCAGGGCGCTCGTCTCCGCAAACGGGTTCCACGTGAACATGACGCACTCCTGGCCCGCCTCGTCGCACTTGACGGCGCACTGGTTGATCGTCGACGCCCCGTACTCGATCCTGCCCTTGTTGGGCGACTTGCCAAACAGCCGACTGTTTTCCTTGTAATTATCGCTTATGCTTTTTGCGCCGTCTGTCTCCTGCTGATTGGACGTCAGCTGCATCTCGAGCGCCGCGTCCGCCTCGCTCGGCCCGCCGGCGCTCGCAAAAGGGCAGTCGTTGTCTAGCGGCCCGCACAGCTCCTTGCACTCCCCGCCCCGCCCGAGGGGGTCGTACCCGCTGCCGTCGAGCACCTTGCGGTAAGAAACGGCTCCAGGCGCCTCGGCCTCGACCGTCTCCGATTGCGGCAGGACCCCCTCCTCGCGTATCATCCGGCAAAACAGGCGCGTTTTTTTCGGGTCGGCGGCGTCGCGGGAGACAGAGAACCCGTAGCACTCCGCGTCGGAGTCGCATGCCCTCAGGCAGTCCATCTCGCAGGGGTGATCGCAGTCCTCCCCGACGCAGGTCGTGTCGGCCGGGTCGTCCACCCGTCGCGCCGGGGGATACGTGGAGGCCGGAATCGATCCAGGGGGCATCGGCATCGGCGCGTACTTGAACAGGGGCTCGTAGCGCCCGCAGAACGCCGCCTCTCGGTCGTAGACCGGGTCTCGCTCGTCGGGCATCAGCATGCAAGCGGGGCCGTCGCCGCCCCCGGCCGCGGGACCCCACGAAAAGGCGGAGCACCACTCGGATTCTCTGCACGCGTCGGCGCAGTGGCGCATGCTCTTGGCGGCCGGCTCGAGCGAGTTCAGAATGACGCCCTCGCGGGCCGCCGGCGGGGAGATCAGGTATCCGGGCGGCGGCGGAGGCGGCGGCTGCTGCTGGAGACCCGTGGCGCCGCCGCGCCTGTCCTTGTCCCAGACGTCGTGGGTTTGCCTGTCCGCCGAGAGGGCCAGCGGGTAGGTGAGGCATCCGGAAGACCCGCCGGAAGACCACTTGGAGATGGACGAGCACCCGCTCATGTCGGCCGAGTTGCAGTCCTCGTGGCACGTCGCGGCCGGCCTCTTCGCCACGGCGCCCGAGCGGCGCCTCGCCGTGACCCTCCTCGGAGTCTCCGAAAAACCTGGCGGAGCAGCGTGTTTGATGAAAAGCTGCTGGTCGCAGCCCGCGCTCGCCCCTTGCCTGCCGGGCTTGGCCAGCCCCTTTTCGCAGAGCAGCAGGCACCTCCCGGCCCCGCCGGCGGCCCCGCCGGCCGCCCCGCCTGCCGCCCCGCCCGGTCCGTCCTTGCAAGCCGAGTTGCATGCCTCGGCCGACGAGCCCCTGTTGAACAAAAACCCCGCGCAGTCGTCTTTGGAATCGCACGCGGCAGCGCATTCGACCTTGTCGACCGCCCTTTCGGCCGCCGCAACCCCCTGTATCGTCCCGCAGCGGCCGAGCCCGTCAGGAGGCTGCAGGGTGTAGCCGGGCACGTCGTCGCTCCCGTCGGCGCCGACAGCCGGGAGCTCTTTGGAAATGCGAAACAGGGGACCCTCGCCGTCCGAGAAAATCATCTCGGCGCCGGCCGAAGATGCCCGCGGGACGAACGCGTTCGGCACGGCGAGCTCCCTCACCGCCGCCGCGCGGGTTTTCCCGGAGCGCGCCACCGTGTCGCCCCACGATCGCCACTCCGGATCGCCCGCAGCGGTCCACTCGTATATCGTCGACGCGTCGCGGTTGCCTGCGCCGCCCATGACGACGTCTGGCGACGCCCCCGCAAATGCGCCGGCGATGGTCCCGGAAGACACCTCGCGAAAAAACGATTCTCTCGGGGCCGCGCCGGCCGCCGACAGCGATCCCCTCAGGAGAGAAACGGGGGGATCTTCCGCGGACGCGCTGCAATGGACCGTCATGAGACCCTGGGGCGTCACCGCGGCGCTGATGCCCAGCTGCCCGCCGACGGGGGCCGTCCGCGGCCTCAGCTTCAGCGGGTCGGCCGACGACGGGGCGAACGATATCGGCAGCGGTCCCCTCGGCCCCTTCACAGAGAACAGCGCGTCCGGTCGCCGCCCCGACGAGCCCGCCTTGAACTTCACCGAGAGCCTGGGGGCCGGCGAGCCCTCCGCAACGAGCACCTCGCCCGCGGCGCTACCCCCCGAGAGCACCCGGACCTCGACGAGCTCCGACATGACGTCGGCGATCGCGTATGTCCCCGGCTTCTTGTGCGCCTCCACGGTCGCCACGTACGTCCACCCCTCGGCGAGCCCCCTGTCGCTGATTTTCTCGACCGCGAAGTCCGCTGCCGAGGGACCCGAGGCCGGCCCGAGCTGGTCCCAGAAGCGCAGGTGGGGCTCGGGGTACACCGGCCCGTCGCCGGCGCCCTCCTTGTCAGCATCGCCTTCGCCGTCGACGTCCAATGAGCCCGGGTCGCCGTCAGCGGGATCCCTCGGAGCCTCGCCGTCGGCGCCGCCGAGGCCGCCGGCGCCGCCGAGGCGACTGTCTTCGCCGAAGCGCAGCCCCAGTTTGTATCCGTAGGGCAGCCCCGTGGCCAGCGAAAACGCCTCCTTTTCTAGCAGTCTCTTGCGGGCGCGTCCGCCGGAGATCCGATAGACGAGCCAAAACGCGGCGGCTAGGACAGCCGTCGCGGCCATGGCCGCCAGGAAATTGCTGGCCATTTTCATTTTCCTTTTTGAAGGAGAACAAACGCGGCGCAAAAGATGGCGGGCCTGTTCAGCGGCGCCGACAGCGATAATCGCAAAGGCCCGCGCGACCTCCCCCCCGACGTCTTTCGGTACATGGCGGACAGGGGCCTCGACGCCTGCGACGTCGCTTGCTGCAGGGCCGCGTGCCGCTATTTCCGAGACGCGTTCCCGGCGCCGCATGTCGTCCACGCAAGAACAGCCTGCACGAGCGCCGAGAGGCTCGCCTGGTGCCTCGACGACGCCGCCCTGCCCCCGGGCGTCGCGCTGCTCGAGGCGGCCGCCCGCTCTTTTGCCTCCGGCCTGGGCGCCTCCGGCCTGGGCGCCTCCGGCCTGGGCGCCTCCGGCCTGGGCGCCCTCTCTCTCGCGGCAGCCGCGGCCTGCAGACACGCCGAAAAGGACTGGCGGCTCTATCGCGCGCTGCACGGCGCCCTCTGCTCGGCCGCTCGGCGCCGGTGCGAGCCCCTCGCAGTCGCCGACCTCGTCAGCGACTTTTGGGAGGCCGGGGGCGTCCGCCTCGCCCAGGTGGCCGCCTGCGACGCCGGGGCGAAGAACAGGTTTCGGGAGGCCGTGATGTCGTCCCCTGACGCCTCTGACGGCGACAAGGCCCGGCTCGTCGCCTGGGCCCGCAAGCAGAGCCTAGCTTAAAGGGAATTCTTTTTTTTTTAAAAAAATGAAAAAAAATAAAAAAATAAAGCAGCAAAAGAACATTGGCCGAAGAAAATAATGCCGAAGAACAGGGGGCCGGGAGGCAAAGGCCGCAAGAGGGCCAAAGGCTCCGGGGCGTCGACCAGGGACGCGACCCTCCTAGTGGCGGCTGCTGTAGACGAGGATGCCGCGCTGTACGCCTTCGTCCGCGAGGTCAACGGCCACGGCCACTACAGGGTTTTCTGCAACGACGGCAAGGAGAGGCTCGGCGTCCTCCGCGGCTGCATGAAGCGCCGGGTATGGGTCAGGTGCAACGACGTCGTCCTGGTGACGACCAGGGACTACCAGGACGGCAAGGCGGACATCGTGCACAAGTACGGCAGCGACGAGGTCCTCAGGCTAATGGCCATGGGGGAGATAGGGCCAGCCCTGTCGAGGATGTACAACTCTTTCGACGCCGGGGTGAGCGTCGTCGGGCTAGGCGGAGGCGGCGCCGGCAGCGGCGGTGGCACCGGAGGCGCCGGAAGCGGTAGCGGCGCCCTCGAACGAGGCGCGGACGCCGACGACGACTTTGACGACGACGACGACTTTTTGGTGTTTGACGTGGACGCTGTATAGAAAAATAAATAAAACCCCTTAAAATTTGTAAGTGACTCCGACGAAAGCCATGGCGCCGATCGGCGACCCGTCGGCGCCGAACAGCTGCCTCAGGTCCCCTCCGGGAGGCGCGCACCTGAAATCGCACGCGCACGTCGCCTTGCCAGCCGTGCAGGACCTGACCAGGTCGTCCCCCTGGCGCATGGCGAGCCCCGGCGTGGACGAGCTGCACAGGAGGTCGCCGTTGGCCACGGGGCCGCCCTCGCCGCACACCCACATCCCGCCCTCCCCGACCGAGTTGACGACGATCTTTCTGTCCCCGGGGACCGCCTTGTCCGCGGAGAACGCCGCGCTCGCCATGCGGTAGACGCGCTTCGGGCCCGGGTCCTCCAGGCGGCAGACGACCCCGAACACGGCCGGGTCCCTGGGCCGGGCCGTCAGGGTCACCCGAGGGACCGCCTCGTCGACCCGAACGGCGCCCGAGCCGTCCAGGTCCATGTAGTCGCCCGAGGCGCTCACCAGCATGCCGGGCAGTACCCCCGGCGGCAGCCCCCTCTGGGCGACGTCGTCGGGGGTCCAATCGGCGCCGCCCGATCCGCAAGGGAGCCCGGAGGCGGACAGGGAGCACCTGTGCTGCCCGGTGAAGTTGAGGATGCCCGGGTCGAAATCCTCGGTGACCTGGAAGGAAGTCCCGAGCCACGAGCGGACCGTGAAGTCCCTCGCGGCCGGGTCGTCGGGCCTCGATGCCGACTGCTCGAGCCGGACGACCCAGTGGCTCTCCTCAAAGGGGTCTTGGACGTTGCTGAGCACCAGGGCGCCGTCGAAGACCGACTCGTTGCATTTCGACCGAAACTTGCCCGAGGCCTCCAGCCCGTCGGCGGTAACGTCGACGGCGAACAGCCCGCCCACGCAGCTCGTCCTGCCCGCCACGAGGACGTCATCGTCCGAGAAGAAGCCCTTGCGGAAGGTGACGGGCTGGACGAACTCGTACGGCACGTCGACGCCCAGGTACGCGTCGAGCTGCGCGAACAGCCTGCCGTTGACGCGGAGGTCCCCCTCGACCAGCAGGTTCTTCCGGCACAGGCCGTCCCCGCCCACCGAAAGCCCCCCGCCGACGTCGGCGGCGTCCAGGCTGGCCCCCCCGGACACCGTCAGGCCTCCGAGGACGCTAGCCCCCGCCAGCGCCTCGAGCGCCCCCCCGGCCCTCACCGACCCGCCGGCGGCTACCGAGCCGGACGCGGCGACGTCGAGACACGACGCGAGCCCGGCGACGGCGATGTCCCTGCAGGAGATGCCGGCGCACTGCACGGGCCCGCGAAACACGGCGGCGGCCCCCTCGGCGAGCGTCAGCGCCGACGTCGACCCCAGCGAGACCGCGCCAGTAAACTGAGTGGCCCCGGCGAGAGAGGTTGGGCCGGCAAACGATACTTCGCCGGCAAACGAAGACGCTGCGCGGAAGGAGGCGTTCCCGGAAAACGACGCCGCGCTGCCGAACGACGCAGCGCCCCGAAAGTCAGCCGCCCCCATCAGCTCCGCCCCTCCGGCGCACGAGAGCTTTCCCTCGACGCTCAGCGGCCCGCCGAAGGCCGCCGGGCCGGCCGACGAGAAAGACCCCGCCGCGACGAGGCTCCCCTCGACCGTGGCGCTGCCCTGGACTGTCACGTTGACAAAGGTGCAGCCGTTTCGGATCAGGAGGTCGTCGGAGCTGATAAACTTGGCGTCCGCCGTGTTGAGCGACGAGTTCCCCAGCACCTTGAGGGTGTTGAGGCCCTGCACGACGATCGTCTCGCACACGATCCGGTCGCACTGCATGTTGGCCGCGATCAGGTCGCCCCCGACCTCGACGCTGCCCCCGACGCCGACGTCCCCGGCGACATCGACGTCGCCCCCGAACGAGCCGTCGCCGCCGAAGGCCCCGTCGCCCCCGAAGCTCGCCTTGCCGTCGACGTCCAGGTCGCCCGTCTTGATCGTGGATGCCACGAGCGGGCCCGCCACGTCGAGGGCGTCCAGGGAGAGCTTTCCGGCCAGATCCAGGGCGTCCGCCGCCGCCGATATCTTCCCGAGGACGGTCAGGTTGCTCAGGGTCGAGTCGCCGGCCGACAGGGGGCCCCTGACGTACGCGGCGCTCCCGTCGAAGACGTCTGCGCGAACGAGAGCGGCGCTGATGTCCCCCGCGTTGAGGTCGGCGACGATCGCGTGGGCCGCGCGGACGACCCCCGACACCTCGACCGCGTCCAGGGCGACCACGCCCTCCACGGCGAGGGAGCTCCCGGCCAAGGCGAGCCTCCCGGACACGGCCAGGTCCTCTATCCGGGCCGACCCGGATACCAGAAGGCTCGCGGCGCGAACCTCGCCGCCGGCCCTGACGTCCCCGTCGGCCCAAACGTCCCCCGACGCGCGCACGTCCCCCGCCGCCAGGGGGCCCTCGACGTCGAGCCCAGGGAGGACGAGCACCCCCGTCAGGGCGAGGTCGGACGCGGGAACGACGAGGCGGCCGGTGACGCGCAGGTCCCCGACGGTGCACGTCGCGGCCTCCAGGTGCCCCCCGACTGCCAGGCTCGGGGCCGTCACGGGCCCTCCCGACGACACGCCCCCGCCCGTGGACAGGGCGCCGGACGCCTCGATCGGCCCGTGGACGAAGAGCCGGTCCGCCTCCACCTGCTCGGCCTCGATCTCGTGCGCGGTGACGTTGGACAGCAGGGCCCGGCCGAGCACCGTCAGGTTCGAGTCGAGCTCGAGGCCGCCCCTGAAGGCCGCGCGCCCCCTGATGTCCAGCAGCGCTGCCACCTCCACCACCTGCGCCGACAGGGAGCCCCCTACCGACAGCGAGTCGAGGGCGGCCCTGCGCGCGACGAGGGAAGCGCCGTCGAACTCGACCGTGCCGGTGAACTTGGCGGCCGAAGAGAACACGGCTTCCCCCCTGAACGTCGCGTCCCCGTGGTGCGTCGACCCCCCGTGGAACACGCTGTCCCCGAAGGCCACCCTCAGGCCGGCCGCGGCCACCAGCGGCGAGGTGACCGTGACGTTGCAGTGCGTCGACAGGGTGATGCCGTGGGGGCCGACGGCCAGCCTGCTCGACCCGTCGTCGATCGCCACCGCCTCCCTGTCGGCGCCCAGCCTGACGTTGTAGACGCCCGCCTCGTCCCTGAAGCCGGTGAGGACCCCGTAGACGTTGAGGTACTCGGGCGCCGAGAAGCTCGCGGGCAGCCCGTCCCTCCTCGGCATGATGACGAGGGAGCCGTCGCCGGCCGCCACCACGCTGGGGCCTATCGCCGTGGCGCCGACGCCTGACGCCTTCGCGCCTCGCCCGACGGCTGTCGAGCCGAAGGCGGTCGCCGAAGCCCCGGGGCCCACCGCGATGGCCAGACCGCCCCGGGCCCTGGCCGAGTGCCCGACGGCCACGTTTCGATCCCCGACCAGCGCCTGCGGCATCGTCGCGACCGCTCCGGCGCCCTCCACCCCCGCGCGGTAGCCGACGTACACGTTGCCCGTGCCAGACGACGCCGCGCCGCTCTCGCACCCCAGCAGGGCGTTTTCGCTCCCGCCCTGGGGCGCCCTCGAGCCTGCCCGGTAGCCGAACGCGGCGTTGCGCGACCCGATCTCGTTTTCGTCGGCCGCCGCCGTCCCGACGTACGTGTTCATGTCGCCCTGACCGGCCGCGCCGGCGACGGTGCCGATGACAACGTTAAAGTCCCCTTGCTCCGACAACGCGGCCGCGCCGTAGCCCATGACCGTGTTGGACTGCCCATCGAGGTTTAGCCGAGCGGCGTCGTAGCCTATAACCGAGCTGGAATTATTGGTCAGGCCTATCAGCTCCAGCTGGGGATCATCTCGGATCCTCGCGCCGAAGCGGCTTGTCGAGCCGCCCGTCAGGCTCATTTCAATCCCTTTCTATTTTTTGCGAGCTTTCTCCCGCGCTTCTCACCTTCCGCGCGCCCGCCCGCGCGTCCCGAGGGCCCGCCCGGAAATCTCAGGGCCCCTGCAATGTATTGCAAGCACAGCAAAAGGCAAAGAGCATATCGCCCCACCCCCCCAGACGAGCGCCGGCAGGTGGCCTTTTCCGACCTCCCTCAGGACGCCCTGAGAGCCGTCGCCGGCCACCTGTCGAGCGCCGAAGACCGCAGGGCGGCCCGGCTGGTTTGCGCGGGGCTCAACCGCGCGGTCGTGGACAACATGTGTCGTATGGACTGCCGCATGCTGATGCGCTACCCGGACGCCTGCCCCGTGTCCTCGAGGGTCTGCGTCTGCGTCGCCAACCTCAACCTCGTGTTCAGGCGCCTCGAGACCGGGCCCCAGACGGCCGTGTCGAGGGAGAGGGCCCTCGCCCTCGCCTGCCTGGTGGGGATGCCGTACACTTCCCCCGCGGTCGCGGCGGCCGTCGCAGCCTCCACGGCGCCTCCAAAACATGAAGATGGCGGCGCGGGCCTCGGCGGCAGAGGCCTCGGCGGCAGAGGCGGCGCAGGCCGACGAGGCATCGTCGTCGAATGGGACCCCCGGTCGTACCTGGGCGGTTGGGGATGCGTCGCAGCCGGGTGGTCGCTGTCAGAGCTGTCGATTTCCGGGCCCCTCTCGGGGCAGCTGGACGCCGTCCGCGTGCTCGCGCCCGAGATCGGCCTGCTGTCGGTCGTCGCCGGCCCTTCCTCGAGCACAAAGAGGGCCTCGGCGATGGCCATGGCCCTGCTTCTCGCGAGCCCGGCTGTCCCGGCCGCCCAGCCCCCCGCGAGCCAGGCGAGCCGCCTTTCCGAGCTGCACCTGACCCTCGCCGGCTGGCCGTCGAGCTCCGTCTTCGAGGCCATCGCCGCCAGCGGCTCCCTGAGGCGGCTCTCGCTTCACTCGTCGGCCGCCACCGGCCCCCACCTGGCCTGCTGCAGACACGCGCACCGCCTGGCGGGCTGCCCCGGGCTAGAGCATCTCTCGCTGAGGGGGCTCGGCGTAGGCTCGACCGAGGACCTCTGCGCCGCGGTCAAGAGAAACGCGCCGGGACGCGGCCTGCAAGCGACCCTTCGATCCCTGCACATCGCCCCGTCGAGCAGGACCAGGGGCGCAAACGCAACCGCCGGCGGCGTCGACAGCATCGGAGCCGTCTGCCGGGCGTTTCCTATGCTCGAGGAGCTCCGCTGCGAGCAGCTCGGGTGCGCAGCAGACGACGTCAGAGACCTCGCCGCGATGGCCAGGCTCCGAAAGCTCACTATAGTCGCGGCAGTCGACATCGCCGATAGCGCCGGAACCACACCGGCGCAAGCCTTTCCGGAGCTGACCCACCTCGCGGTGACGTCGTCGGAGGCGACGGGGCTCGCGTGGGTATCTTGGGCCGGCCGGCTCGAGCACCTCGACTTGAGCTGCAACAACCTCGACGCCGTTCCGGCCATCAGCCCCTGCGCCCGGCTCGCACACGTCGACCTCAGCTGGAACTCGATCGGATGCTCGGCCGCCCACAGCATCGTCGGCTCCCCGGCGTTTTCTCGGCTGGAGTCTATCGACATTTCCAGCAACGACCTGTTGGACTACGGGGCGGTCTACCTCCTCGGCGCGATCGGAAAGAGGCAGCCGCCCCGGGGCGTTCCCGGGGCCGGGGCGGGGGCCGGGGCGGGGGCCGGGGCGGGGGCCGGGGCGGGGGCCTTGGTCCTCCCGCGCCTGCGGCTGGTCACGATTGACCACAACCGGATGAGCGCCTCGGGCATACGCTGGCTAGAGCGCGAGATCGCAGAGAGGCTGGCGCCCCTGGGCGTCCGCGCGGTCATCGGCTCGAAGAGCCGGTCCTGATTCCCGCGTCTGGCTGGGCCCAAAAAACCCCGCCCGCTTACCAGCAAAACATGTTGCCAACAGGACTAGCGGGCGCGACCTCGCTCTCTCTCCGGAAATGCTTTCCCGGGCCCCAGACGCTCACGCTCATCGCCGCCGTCCTCCTGGGTTTCTACCTCTGCTTCCGCGAGCTGAGGCGCCTCTCGGACGACCTCGACGCCACCAGGAACCACGTCGCAGCTCTCAAAGCCCAAGCCCAAGCCCAAAGCCCAATCCCCCCCGCCCAGAAGGGCAAGGCGGGAGAGGCCAAATCAGACGGCGGCAGCTCCCCCCTGATTAGCCAACCGGCGCCGGCGAACGGCAAAACGCCTCTGTCGAGCCTGCCCGCGGCAGACATGGGCGTCGCGGCTGCGACCGTCGTCATCTCGTCGGCGGGCGACGTCGACGACAGCGACGACGACGAGGAGTCCCTCCTCAAGGCGTTTGTGATGGACCACGACGCCGGATTCGCGGGAGTCAGGGACCCGTCCCTCAGGATGCTCCTGAGCGGGGCTTGGGGAGGGGGCCTGGAACCGGTATTCGAGGTCACCGAAGACCCCCCCCCCGAGAAACACGCGACCCCATCGGCACCTGCTCCTTTGGCTGCTCCTTCGGCGGCGACAACTCCTTCGGCTGCGGCGGCTGCGACCCCATCTGCACCAGCTGCTGCGGCTCATGCTGCGACCCCATCTGCACCAGCTGCTGCGGCTCATGCAGCGACCCCATCTGCACCAGCTGCTGCGGCTCATGCAGCGGCTCCTTCTGCACCAGCCGAGCAAGCCGAGCCCGCCGAGCCCGCCGAGCAAGCCGAGCAAGCCGAGCAAGCCGAGCCAGCCGAGTCGGGGTCCTCTGCCGAGCAGATAGCCCAGTCAGACGACTTTGCCGAACCGTTCGCAGACCCTTCCTCGATGACCATCGCCGAGCTCAAGGCGGAGCTCGGCTGGAGGGGCTGCCAGATACCCGCGGCTGCCAAAAAGAAAGACCTAAAGGCAATGCTGCTAGCTGAGCGAGGCACTTCAACCGAATAAAAAAAAACACAGAAGTAGTACGGCAATTTGAATAGCGCATGCTATGACATCAAGCGGACGCCGCCATAAGACAAGCGCTGCGTCTCCGGCCAACGCAGGCGGCGCCGCGCTGACTCTTCTCCCCCCGCCGGCCAACGTCGTCGGCCACCCGAGGGCCCTTCGGCTGCCGGCCCTCCCGCCTGGCCACCCCACGAGCATATCAGCCAGGGGGTTCGGCATCTCCAAGGAGGGCCTCTCCGATCAGGCAGCCAGTGCGATCCGGGACGCCACGACTGTCACCCCCGCGGCCCCGCCCATGGGACCCCCGCCGGCCAGCTTCTCGGTCCGCCTCGAGAGCAAGTCCAAGATATATCTCCCCCTGTACCTCGGCCTCGCCACTTACGGGGAGCCGCAGCAGCAGCAGCAGCAGCAGCAGCAGCAGCAGCAGCAGCAGCAGACGCAGCAGCAGAAGCAGACGCAAGCAGATAAGCTAGGGCCGGCCGCCAAGTTCGTCGGAGACCTCAGGGAGAGCCAGGCGGCCCCCGTCGACGCCTACCTCGCGGCAGCTCGCGACCCCCTGAGGCGCGGCGGCATCATCAACATGGTCTGCGCGGCGGGCAAGACCGTCATGGCCCTGTACATCGCCCACGCCCTCGGTAAAAAAACGCTCATCGTCGTCCACAAAGAGTTTCTCATGGCCCAGTGGCGCGAGCGAATCCTCCAATTCATCCCGGGCGCCTCCGTCGGTCGGATTCAAGGCGCCGTCTTCGACGTCGACGGGCGAGACGTCGTCCTCTGCATGCTACAGAGCCTCGCCATGAGGGACTACGACCTCGGTGAGGCCCGGTTCGGCACCGTCATCGTCGACGAGTGCCACCACACTAGCGCCGAGGTCTTCTCCAGGGCGCTCCACAGCGTCAACTTTGACCACTCCCTCGGCCTGTCCGCCACCATCAAGCGCAAGGACGGCCTCGGGCACGTCTTCCAGTGGTTCCTAGGCCCCGTCGTCTACCGCAGCAAGTCCTGCCGGGACAGCGGCGTTTCCGTCGAGGCTTGGGAGTTTGACTGCGCCGACCCCGTCTACCGCGAGGAGGTCTGGATATACGGCAAGCACCTCAACATGGCCAGGATGATCTCCAACGTCTGCGCCCACCGCCCCAGGACGCAGTTTATCGCCGAGAGGGCCCTCGCCGCCGCCGCCTCGGGCCGGAAAACCCTCATCCTCAGCGAGAGGCGCGCGCACCTCGTCGACCTCGAGAGGTGCCTCAAGGCCGCCGCACTCGGCGCCGCTATCGACGCCTCCGCGGCGCCTGGAGAGGGCGGAGCCCTGCCGCCGACCGTCGGATTCTACGTCGGCGGCCTGCGGCAAGAGGAGCTCAAGCGATCGGAGGAGTGCGACGTCGTCCTCGGCACCTACGCCATGGCCGCCGAGGGCATGGACATCCCGGCGCTAAACACGCTCATCCTCGCGTCCCCCAAGACGGACATCGAGCAGTCCGTCGGGCGAATCCTACGGGTCAAGGCCGACGAGAGGGCCGTGCGCCCCCTCATCGTCGACGTGGTAGACCCCTTTTCGGTTTTCAGGTCGCAGGCGTCGAAACGGGCCGCCTACTATAAGAAGAGAGGGTACGACGTGGCGCACAGGCGATCGCAGTCGGCGCAAACCTGAAACCCGCTCGCGCATCTCAAACTATTTTAGAAAAGGAGTGTAAAATAAAAACAAAAATAAATGCTCGCTGACCCGATCTCGGGAGTAGGCGCCGTCGTGGTGGCGCTTGTTGTCGCTCTCCAGTACCTGTCGGGCGACGGCGGTCTAGACGGCGCCAAAAAAGCCATCGACGACGCAGCCAATGCGTTGGCATCCTTGACCGGCTCTGCTTCTCCCCCCGTGCAGCCGACCGAGGCCTCCACGATGCCCCAGCAGCTGCCCCAGCAGCCTCTCATCACACCGTCCGCGCGGCAGCCCCAGGCGCCCCTGGATATGAACCTGCCGCCCCGAGGTCTGAACATGGCGCCCTGGTATCAGCCGCTGTTGCCGTCCCAGGCGTCCCAAACTGGTACACCCGGCACCACCGGCCTCAATGGTACACCCGGTACCACCGGCCTCAATGGTACACTCGGGGGTCCACCAGGCCTCAATGGTACACCCGGGGGTCCACCAGGCCTCAATGGTACACCCGGCATCCAGGGGCTTAGGGGTCCACCAGGCCCCGCAGGTACATCATCAGAAGCCGCAGAAGCCTTCCAACACGTGTCGTACTTCGAAAACCGCGTTAAATACGCGTTGCTTTTCGCGCAGCTTCAGCTGATGTCGACGGCGATAGCCAACCTTGATGTCCGTCCCAGCGACGCCGGCGATACTGATTCCACAGAAGAATACCCCCCGTTCGCCAGGCAATCAGAGTCCGGGGGGGACCAAGTCGTAAACAACTTCCGCGTCGAGTCGCGTCGCCTCATCGACATGACAGCCTTCCGTCTGCAGCTGATGGACGCCCTGCGAAACCTGCTGGCGCAGCTCCCAAAGCCTGCCGAAAACGCAAACGCCCCCATCAGCGCCCCGTGCGACGACATGTCAGACCAGGCCCGGCGCGTCTTAGACGAGTTCCAAGCGGCATTCGCGCATGCCGATCTAGTCGCGCGGATATCCCTCCTTGAGCAGCAGCCGCAGCAACAGCAGCCGCAGCAACAGCAGCCGCAGCAACAGCCGCCGCAGCAACAGCCGCCGCAGCAACAGCCGCCGCAGCAGCTGCTGCCGGTTTTCGATCCATTAGCTCCCGAGACAGGTCGAGCGACGACTGTCAACAACGAGTTTCATAACAACTCGACGGCGCAAGTGAATCACAGCACGCTGCGCCTGGACCTAGCCGGACTCATGCGCGAGGTCACAGAAAAGCTCGACCAGCGCAACCAAGGCACAGGGGACGAAGGCGGCACAGGGGACGAAGGCGGCACAGGGGACGAAGACGACACGAGGCGCCGATACAGGCTCAATAACCACGCGAATCGTGCCATATCGGAGTTCCGCGACGGATCAGAAGCGGCTATCCTTCTCGCCGAGATCCGACTCGTGTCGGACATGCTGCGGCAAGCTTCGCCTCCGGCCCCGGCCCCCGGCTCCGGCTCCGGCCCCGGCCCCGGCCCCGGCCCCGGCTACATGGACCATGGTTCCCGGGGAAGGGCCTGGCAATCCGTCCAGGAGTTTCACTCGCGCTCTACGGAGCTCCTGTCCAAGGAAGACCTGAGGATCCTGATAGACGAGGCGTTAAACAGACGCTTTCCTCGCGACGGCCGCCCTGGCAGGCGCGGCAGCGACGCAGGCGACGCAGGCAGGCGCGAAAGCGACGCAGGCAGGCGCGACAGCGACGCCCAGTCCTCGATATCGGAGTTCCGCGACGGCGCACATGAGGCGATCCGTAGCGCCGAGATCCGACTGTTGATGGACATGATCAGTCGAGCTTCGCCTCCGGCCCCCGGCCCCGCCGGCCCCGGCCCCGGCCCCGGCTACATGGACCATGGTTCCCAGGGAAGGGCCTGGCAATCCGTCCAGGAGTTTCACTCGCGCTCTACGGAGCTCCTGTCCAAGGAAGAACTGAGGATCCTGATAGACGAGGCGTTTAACAGACGCCTTCCTCGCGACGGCCGCCCTGGCAGGCGCGGCAGCGACGCAGGCGACGCAGGCAGGCGCGACAGCGACGCAGGCAGGCGCGAAAGCGACGCAGGCAGGCGCGACAGCGACGCCCAGTCCTCGATATCGGAGTTCCGCGACGGCGCACATGAGGCGATCCGTAGCGCCGAGATCCGACTGTTGATGGACATGATCAGTCGAGCTTCGCCTCCGGCCCCGGCCCCGGCCCCGGCCCCGGCCCCCGGCCCCGCCGGCCCCGGCTACATGGACCATGGTTCCCGGGGAAGGGCCTGGCAATCCGTCCAGGAGTTTCACTCGCGCTCTACGGAGCTCCTGTCCAAGGAAGACCTGAGGATCCTGATAGACGAGGCGTTTAACAGACGCTTTCCTCGCGACGGCCGCCCTGGCAGGCGCGGCAGCGACGCAGGCGACGAAACAGACGACGCAGCAAACGTCTGCGAGCGCTTCCGGGCGAGCGCCGTTGAGCTGCTGGCTCACTCGCGGCACGAGGAATTACTTCGCGAATTGAGGCGGCTCGACTGGCGGCGCGACGGCCCGCAAAGAGGCCAGCCGCAACAAGGCCTCGCCGGAAGCGATTCCCCGGACGAGGCTGCCGCCAACGTATGCGAACGCTTCCGTAGAGACGTCGATATGTCTTTCTATCAGATTCTGTCGCGCGCCCAGCTCGAAGACATATTGCGAGAGCTGAGGAGGGACCGCGACGGCATTCCCCCTGGAACGAGCGCCGATAGGAACAGGAACGAGCGTCAGAGCTTTGTTTCGCTCGCCGATCGAGCCATCGACGAGTTTGATATTAAATCGGATAGGGCTTTCGTTCGGGCCAGGCTCGACGAAATTATGATGCATATGTCGCGGACGGCCCCCGGCGCCGGACCAGCCGGACGCGACGGACGCGACGGACCACCAGGACTCTCTGGACGCGCCGGAGAGTCGCCGAGCGATTTCGAGCGCGCAGCGGATCGCTCGATCGACCGTTTTTCCCGAGACACCAACGCCGCAATCATCATCGCCCTGTCCCAGCAAATCCTCGCCAACGAGTCGGCAAGGGCGCGCGATGGGCGCGATGGGCGCGATCGGCGCGATGGGCGCGAGCGACCCATCGGCGCATCATCGCAATTTGGCCTCGTCGCCGACGGGGAAGCGATCATCGATAGATTCGCCGACAACTTCCAGCGGGCGTTCGATCGGCTGATGACGCGAGCCGACATGGAGAGGATGTTCGCCGAGCTTAGCCGGCAGATAGCGGCTGCGAACCCCGCGGCTGGAAGTCCCGGAAGACCCGGAAGCCCCGGAAGTAGCCCCGGAAGTAGCCCCGGAAGTAGCCCCGGGAGCATTTACGAGGACCGAGCTCGCGACCGCGTCGCCCTGTTCGAGCTAGCCGCCAACAACTACATTTCTGCAGTAAACGTGCGCAGCGACGTATCCGACCTGCGCCGAGACATGGCGCGCTATATGGCACGCAATCCGGCAGGCGCGCATGTGGGGGCTCCGGCAGGCCATCCGGCAGGCCATCCGGCAGGTCATCCGGCAGGCCATCCGGCAGGCCATCCGGCAGGCCATCCGGCAGGCCATCCGGCAGGCCATCCGGCAGGCAGTCAAGTCGAGGCTGCCGCTGCGGAACGGGTCGTCGGCGATTTCGATCGGAGATCCAGCGACGCCATATCTACCGCGGATTTGAAGAGCGTCGTTCTCGGAGCGTCGGCCGCAGTCTCCGCAGCCACCGCCGCCCTGAGAGCCTCCGCAGCTCAGCAAGCAGCCTCGGCGGCGGCGGCCCAGCTGGCAGCCTCGGCGGCCGAACGGTTCGCCCAATCGTCCCGCGACGCGTTATCCCTAGCGAGCACCAACTTGCAGCTCGATGCCCTCCGCGAGTATATGCAACGACTGCTCGACCGCAGAGGTAGCAGAGGCAGCAGAGGCAACAGAGGCAACGACGACGATGACAGCGACGACGACGACGACAGCGACGACGGGGCCGACGGGGGACGGCGCAGCCGCGGGCGCAGCGGGGCCCGCAGCGCCGCGGCGAGTGCAGTTGAAAAGATTCGCGATTTCGCGGACAGCTTTGGCCACGAATTGCGTCTCGCCCGGATACTCGACGCAATCAGGCTGCTTCAGAACCAGCAGCATCATCTCCGCCAGGCGCGTAGGTCGCAAGGGTCGCAAGAAGGGTCGCAATGGTCGCAAGAAGGGTCGCCTTGGTCTCAGGGGTCGCCTTGGTCGCAAGGGTCGCCTGAGTCAGAAAAAGCTCGGTATGCGATCGACGAATTCGGGCGAAAATCGGGCGCAGCCATAGACACGGAGACGATTTTGGAACGCATACGGATGCTAGACGCACGCATCGCCGCCATCCGTCAGGGGCAGCAGGGGCCGCCTCAGGGGCAGCAGGGGCCGCCTCAGGGGCAGCAGGGGCCGCCTCAGGGGCAATTAGTGCCGCAGGCGCTGCCGCACATTGGACCGCATAATAACTCGGATCTAGCGAGGGGCGTTTGCGAGCGAGTCGAGCTTCAAACAATACGCGAATTAATAAATGCGGGCCTGGGCGAACTGGGCGTCAAGGTGGACGGGCTCTCTGGCAAGGTGGACAATCTCTCTGATAAAGTGGACAAGCTCTCGGGCATGACGCATGGGCATGTCGAACCTTTTTTCACTAATTTATCCGATGATTTGAACAAACGTTTAGATGACATCAAAGGCTTGATAGGTACCCGATTCGACAGTGTAGAAGGCAAGTTAAAAGAAATTTTGAAGCAGATGAAAGAAGCAGCAAACAATAGTGAAAAGGAACGTTTCGGCGACTTGTGGGATTGCTTTCAAAAGATATTACAGGCTATCGATGCGATCGCTGAAGCCCAGAGGAAGAAGAACGAGGCCGACGCAAAGAAAGCAGAAGAAGAAGCTAAGGAGCGCCGAAGACGCGAACAAGATGCGGAGCGCCGAAGACTAGAAGATGATAAACGAAGACGCCAACAAGCAGAAGAAGAAGCTAAGGAGCGCCGAAGTCGCGAACAAGCAGAAGAAGAAGCTAAGGAGCGCCGAATACGCGAAGCTGCAGAAGAGCAACGATTGGCTCCTACACAACAATCGCCATCCACAATAGATCCGGTGGTCGCCGACCTGATCAGGGGCCAGCAGGAGATCATAAAGGCCATGAGCGGAAAGCCGCCCGCAATTATCAATAACAAAAACGTTAATAATCCGAAAAACGTAAATAATCCGAAAAATGTTAATAATCCGACCAACAATAATGGTACAAGAGGCGATTGGGACCCCGACGGCGGCGACTACGGCGGCAGAGGCAGCTACTACGACAGATACCGCAGAGGCCCCAGATACGACAGAGACCGCAGAGGCCCCGACGACGGCAGATACCGCAGAGGCCCCTACGACGACGACAGACGACGACGAGGACGGAGCGGCGACGGCAGCAGCAGCAACAGCGACGACGGCAGCAGCAGCAACAGCGACGACGGCAGCAGCAGCAACAGCGGCGACGGCAGCAGCAGCAGGAGAGGCAAAGACTCAGGCCCCGAAAGAACAGAAAGGAACAGACGCGGCCTAAGTCCCTACAACGGCCCCGACAGAACAAGAAACGACCAAATACCCTACGATCCTTTTCACGTAAGGTACCCACCTTACGACAGCATGCACCCGCTTTACATACCGGTTCCGCGTCACGCCGTGATCCCTTTTCATGGCTTCATAAAGACCCCGGCAAGCATCTTCCTGCCCCTGTTCGGCCTCGGCTATTTACTTGACTGCGGTGTTGAGATCGATTTGGGTGAGTTGATCAACGGTAGCTTAGAATCCATTGATTCAATCGAGTGTCTGGTAGCCCTAATTATCGAGAGTTTATACAATGATCGAGCTACGAACAAATTAACACCCGAAGAAATATGGGAGATCAAAGAGCTGCTCGATGACATCCTGGGCAACTTGTGGAAGGATGCTGAATTCCCAAACATCTTTAAAGTTACGCTTGAAAAATGCAAACAAGTAATAGAGGGTTCCAAAGATGAGACAGCTTACAAAGGTGCGGTTGACCAGCTTAAGGAATTTGCAAAACTGATAAGGGACGCGTTTAAAAGATTAAAAGGAGACAATATCGAAAAGCTAAAGAAATACAGAGATTACATCGAGAAGCTTTTCGCGGTCGACCTGAGCGGATTCAAAAAACTAGACAGGACTATAAACGTATTTGGTCCAAGCATGTACGTCGGTAGTGTGCTTGGTTCTCGCAATATACCCTTTTGGGCACGGCGCCCGTTTTTGGTACACTATGACCGCCAACGCATGGGACGAATATTTAGCGTCGGGGGTTACAACGTAGACATCGATGTAGATCAAGAACACAGCTCAAGCAGTGACCCAGTCCCTGATTTCAAAGACCGGATTAAGATAGGAAAATACGTCGTTGAAGGTATGAAAATGGAGGAAACTGTTGTAACACCCAATGGTCAATTGGATACAGAGGCCATTAAAAAAGCTCGTAGCGATTTTATCACCAAGCTACAACGCTACGTTGACGAGCAGGCCGCTAAAGAAAACGACCGTGCCGTAAATAGTATCTTAGAAGAATACGGACGGCAACTTCGGGATGCGGCCCCCCGAATAATTAAACTGGACGCCGCAGTCGGCCGGAACAAACAGGAACGGATTGTATTTGAATCTGGATGGACTGACGACCATACAAGAAACCTAAATGATGTTAGTTCCGCGGCGAGATATGTGCAGCATGGGTTAGAAATAAATAATATTAAAAATATACATCAACAAGTTTTAGAGAAAGGATTACAAAAAGCGATTGGAAATTCGAAAGGTGAAATAATTAAAGCTGCCGAATCACTAAAAGAGAATAATAAAACGCGGGTAGAAAATGCCAAGGACGTTCATTTATTAACTACAGAAATGAATGAAGAGTTACAACAAATAGCTTTCGATCAAAACGATTTGAGCAAAGAACTAGAAACAACACAACCAACCATACGAGCGACGGATGTACTACCTAGAAATACAATACAGGCAGTCGTGAGCATCGAGCGTGAACTTGAATGGAAAAAGATCGCCGACGAAATAATTAAGGCATGGAACGCACAAGAATTCGATTGTTTCAAATTGGGGGCATGTATCCTGAGCAAGTACTTAATTAATGTCCAGAGCGATTACATACACACTCAGATATTTGACACGTTAAAAGACATCTTTAATTCCAAAGAAAACCTCGACATATTCCTTCACATTATAAATGTTAATACAAGCGATGGCAATGCCAAGAAAATATTATTACAAGAAACCAATTTGGCCCATATATACAACAATTTTAAAACGGAAAGTGATGAAGAACACACACCGATTCCCATACAAATTGTGCGAAGCAGCAATACCAAAGAGAAAGCAATGGGATACCTTGTCGAGCACTTCGAGCAATTTTACAAGCTAGGCGATCCCAAAAATGAAAAGAAAGCCAGTGATAAGTCATCAAATTCGTCATCAAATAATCTAGATGAAATGGCCAGAGCAGCTTTCTCGCCATGGAGCCACGTCGTTACCGTAAACAACATAGAGAAACCGGGCGCGAGATTGCCGCCATTCAAGGTCATGACCTGCGGAAACGTTAATGATGATGTAATAAAATCAAGTTACATGTTGCTCGCCGAAATATATAAAAACGAATCTACTAATAACGAATTTGAGTTTAAGGTTTACGAAGACAAAATAGATCCAAATGAAGTTTCAGAGGAAGTTATAGATGTGATTCAAATAATTAATGATCGACTAGCGGCTGAGACGACTAGCGGCCAACGGAATCCAAATACAACTGAAGCCAAAGCGACTGGCGATGCGAAAACATGCTTCGGCGTCAAGCTGTACATGATAAATTTCGAATTTGACAAATTTTACAATAAAGTAAATGTTAGGTCTATAAATAATTTCAATAAATTCTTAAAATTGAATAACGACTTTACACACAACAAACAAGGTTACAAAAGTAATTTAATATTAAACAAACAATTAAAATTGGCACGAGATAGTATATACGAGGCTGTATCTTTCGTCGCTGAGCTTCAGACATCTGCAGCGGCTTCTGCTGGGACTGCGCCCAGGCAGCAAGGCGGCGGCGACATAGCGACGGCGCCGGTGCCGGTCGCAGCCCTAGCGCCCCGCCGCCCAGATACGCAAAGGTCCCCCGCGCTGCAACCGTCGTCTAGGCGGCGGCTAGGAGGCGGCGGCGTCTCATTTGCGCGCTATGCGGCGCCTTCATCAACGCCCTCCGCTGCGCCTCGGGCGACCTCCGTGATGGCGGCGCTAATCATTATGCAGTCCGTCCGCGTGGGCGCCCAGCTGGGCGAAGTCAGGGACCGCGGGGAGATCGGGTATCGGTTTATCACGAGGGACTTTTTGGGGAGCGTGGGCGCCGTGTGGCTTCTCAACGCGAGCGGGGCGGTCAGCGAGGGCGGCGCCACGGATCTCGTCAGGGCCGTGACGCTGTCGTGGCTGGCCAACGCCGTCTACTGGCTGTCGTCCCGGCTCTGCGGGATCGATCCGGGTCGCGTGGAGGCATACGGGGCGTCTGCGCTTTTTGCGGGGATCGCGTTTCTCGTCTGACGCTTTTTTTTTCCCATTTAACAAAAAAAGGCATCAAATGTCCGATGCAGACGGATTTGAACCCCAACCCCAACCCCAACCCCAACCCCAACCCCAACCCCAACCCCAACCCCAACCCCAACCCAAAGGACAAGCTATGCTTGATGTATCGATAAAATGGATTAACCAAAACAAAAACAAACCAATTGTAATCAAGTTGGGACTCGTATTCGTCGAAAAGCTTGTCAACGCCACATTGACCACTGCCGATGTTCAAGATAGAATCGAAGTAACGGCGGCAGGAGCCGAAGCAAAAATCGAGCCAATCGACAGCGGGGAGCTGAAGGGCCTCGTCATGAAAATAGTTGAAGCGTTTGTATTAGGTAAAAATTTGCAAGACGATGACACTCAAATAACAAACGGGAATAAGTCGACGACTTCATCTACAGCCGTCACCAGAGAGGACGCTTTGGGTAAACTAGCTGTTTGTGACGCTGTTTCTATGAAATACGGTAGCAAAGGCGAAGTAATTAACGTCATCATGGAGGAGGACGCGACGCAAGGAACGCAAGGGACGCAAAGGAAGCAAGGGACGCAAGATACGCAAGAGGACAAGTACTACGATTGGATATCGACTGCGATCAGGACCATTCGGACATACGCTAAAAGCAAAAATTCGTTACACTCGGCGACTAATGATATATTTAAGATAGGGATGAATCAAGTCATAAGCCCGGCTCACCTAGCGAACCAATTCATCGAAGGGCGCATGGCAAATTACCAAGATAAAAATAAACTATTCGAAACAATCGTAAATAATATGGACGAGGTAGATTCGTTTCAGGTAGGAAGTGAAATAAAACCTGATTATGACTCACTTACAACTCCCCAAAATCTAAATTATGGATTAAACAACAAACACGTCAATAGTTACATCATTGAATGGAATCTTACATTGCAAGGTTTGAATAAAGAAACAGAGTCTGATGATAACAACATATTGCCTAGCGAGTACATGACGTCTGGATTTGTCGCAAACATACTTTCCCTGACAGACGCTGCTTTCCCGACGTCGGACGCCACGTTCACTAGAAGCGCAATCCTAACAATGAAAGCCCTTATGGGGTACCTGGTGCGCAAGTGCGGGCCATCGCAGGTCATCAGCACAAAAGAACTGGCAGATCTTCCACCGAAAAATAAAAATGTGAGTCACTACGACATCGGGTACCTGTTTGTGAACGTGTTTGTCCCAAAGCTAATATCGAAGCTGAAATCCAACGTCGAAAATGATCGGACTGTCAAGCCTAAAACTAAAAATTTTGCGCTGATAAATCAATGGACTGACCCTACCCCCCTGAAAACAGGTACCGGTCCGGTAAACTACCCATACATGTTCAGGATCCCTCCAAAAACAGAAAACGAGGTCACGCAGGGGCGAATCGCGATAGCGAATATTCATCAGAGGAACGACAATTACAACATATACACGTTCGGCGCCGGCTCCGAGTGCTTCGACACGACGTTCGACAACATGAACAGCGTCGCGTCCTTCATGGGGATTGGACTGAACCTCCTAGTCAAGCGGGGCGTGCTGATGTCCGCCTTCGGGTACTCCGGGGTCGGCAAAACGACGACCCTGTTCGATTCAGAGAATATTGGATCAGGAGTAAAGAAAAAGGGGATACTGTCGGCATTGCTGTACAACTCCATCGCGTTCGGTAGCGGCACCCAAGATGGTAGTCGCAAGACAAACAAAAAGGTCAAGGTGCAGTTTCACGAGGTCTACGGTCTATCCTTCGGGAAAGTGTCGAAGCATCAATCGTTCAGCAAAGATCAATCTGAAATTGAAGTTAACGGTATATCAGACATCTCAAAAATCAGAACTATTATAACACAACAAGATTTACAAATATCGACAGAAAGGCAAAAACGGCTGCAATTTAAAGGCATCAATCAAACATCAAACAATCCCGAATCGTCCCGATCGTTTTTGGCGATCAAGATAGAGGTCGGCGACGCTTCAGAAAATATAGGTACGCCGCTGGTCGTCATGGACATGCCGGGGAGGGAGCAGATCCTGGACACGCACAAGATGGTCCGAGATGAAAAAAACCAATCATGGGCAGAAGACGAGTTATGCAAAAACATAACCGAGCTGATGGGCGCCCTCCACGACGCTTCTATCGGGGACGACACGGACAACAAAGTGTTCGACGCAGGGAAAATTGAACAGGTAAAACGTTATGAGGAAATCAAAGATAGATTCGAAATCAAGGCCCCCGGAGGAAAACCTTTACTCATCTCGCATCACACGACATTCACTATGGAATACGTTGGAAATCAGAATGTTAAAGACCAATTTATAAAAAACAATTACATTGATAAATTTATAGCAGCCGTAAATAAAAAATTGATAAAGATTGAAAATCAGAGAAAATGGTGGAATGATTCTGGACTGGAAATTACATTGACTGAAACTTTAGCCAAAAAAGATCAAAAAATCAAAGAAGAAATCTTACAAAACAGAAAGAATTCTTTGTTGTCTATTCTTAAAGGAACTTTGTGGTTTGATAACAATGTCTTCAGAATCGTGCCTTTAAGGGGAAATGTTAAAGAAACAGAAGATAGTTACATATTTAGCAACGAGGGTGCGACAGGAAAAATCTCCTACAAAATAAGAAAAACGGATAAAACTGATCCTTTGCAAAAATATAATGAGTTATTTAACGACAATATTATAATACCGAATGTTTCAATAAGTGAAAATAAACCCCGACAGGAACCATACATAAAATTGATATACAGTCAAACAAAGATGCCATCGCCAATCACAGCTAGTATCGCGACAATTGGGAGTGACGTAAATATCAAAAGAAGTTCTACTTTTGTACCCCAACGACCTAATTTTACAAGTACCCTTTACGTCACTACGACCGAAATTGCTAATTTGGATGCACCGACGAAAGATCAAACCAACGAATCTGTAACCCAAAAAGTTAAAGAAGCAATGGATGGCATCGGAAATATGACAAATGAAGGCAAAATAGCAAACGCAATTCTTCAACTGATTCACGACAGTTACAATCAACAATACCTATCGGAAATGAAGATTCCTAAATTTATTGAAGCTATAGAATTGACCGAACGCAATCAAGTAACCCGATGCATCGTCGGATTCATGGAGGGTCTTTTCATCAACCGGTCGCTCAACGGCGTTTTCGATTACCTGGCGGTTGGCAACCAGACCGCCAAGAATTCGGGAGAACAGCCACAGAAGGCGATGTCGCCCGACGATAATCAGGTGCTCGGTCACATGGCAAAAGGCCTAGGAGTCGATCTCAGCGATATACGCGAGTACGTCAACTACTTTGTTTTCACAAACAGGAACAAGGACGGCCTGTTCGACAAGCAGATGAAAATGATGGACGACAACAAGGTAAACTACGTCAAGGTAAGCATCATGCATCAGTGAATCGGCAGCAGTGAAACCCTGGCGATCCCTCCGGGCCGACCCCTCCCTCCTGGCGATCCCTCCGACAACTCGTCTACTCGGTGGCGACCCTGTAGCGGGCCTCTGCGCCGGCCCCGAACCCCGAGTGCCCCTCTGCGTCCGGGCCGCCCCAGGGCGACGGAAACCCCTGGCCCGGCTCGTAAGCGGCGAGGGGTCCGCGGCCTCGCCGGCGCCCGCTTTGCCTGGCGACGAGCACGCGGCGTAGCTCGGCGATGTGCGCGTCGGACGACGCGGCGAATCTGCGCATGGCGGCGTCGAGCGCCGAACGGCGCCGCTCCCGGTGGGTGACCATGTGGAGGCTCGAAATGGCGTTCAGGGCCCTCGCCTGCAGTAGCGCCGCGTCGTCGAGGGCGGTCCTGGCGTCGCCGTCGGACACCTCGAGGGCCGGGTCCTTGCCGAGGGCCCGGTAGGCGTGCCGGCAGAACGCCCTGACCCGCTGGGACGCCTCGCGGACCTGGCCGGCCGTCGAGGGCCTCGCGACGTCGCGCTCGAGGGCCTCCACGACGTCTTGCATCTCGCGCATGTACCTCACGCGGGCCTCGGGGGGCAGGCGCCTCTCGGCGTCGTCGTGCTCCGCCGCGGCGGCCGCGAGCAGGGCGTGCGGGTCGTAGGGGTCCTTGCCCTGTTCCGGCCAGAACGCTCCTCCTCCGCCGCCGCCGCCGCCGCCGCCTGCTGCTGCTGCAGCTGCAGCTGGTGGTGCCGCTGCCGAGGGCGAGCGGGCCGCCGAGGAGAACAGGGCAGCCATGGCGGCGAGGGCGAACGCGAGCGCGACGCCGCTGGAACGCTGCGGCGCCGGCAGGGACGAGCCGGACCAAAATACGCCCATAATTTTGTTCATACGGAAATACTTAATTCGGTCAGCGTCTGCCGCCGCCGATCCTGACGAGGGCCGCGGGGGCCAGAGGGAGGGCCTCGCCGAGGGCGAAGTCTACCGGCTGCGTTTGCTGCGTCTGCTGCGTCTGCTGCGTCTGCTGCGTCTGCAGCGGCTGCGTCTGCAGCCCCTGGGGACCCGGAAACGCGGCCGCCGCGGGGGCCGGCGATGCGCCGAAATAGCCGATGGCCGACGAGGCGCCCAGAACGCCGAGGGCGGAGCCGAACGCCGACTGCGGCGGCCGGCAGGGGCTGAATGCCCTGTAGACGACGTACGGGGTGGTCGCGACGAGGGCCGCGGCGAACTCGTAGCCGCTCGGCGCTCCCCCGGCGTTCACGCAGCGGCTGGCGACGACGAGCGACATGACCAGGAGCGCGCCGTTGACGAGGATGAGGAGCATGGCGGCCGACGTGTTGAGGGTGTTCCAGTCGGTGTCCCGGAAGCCCGAGTAGACGTTGGCGACGCCCGTGCCGATGAGGGCCCAGAGGGGTCCGCCGGCGGTTCCGACGGCGGCCCCGATGAGGGTCGGGGAGTTGTTGACGGGCGGGAGGGTTTCGTCGCCGTCGTCCGAGGAGAAATGCTGCTTGCGATTTTTATCGGCCATCAGGTCGGACATATATTATATTTCATCAAAGAAAAAGAAAGGGGGGGGGGCGATGACGTACATGAGCGCCGTAGTCAAAACGAGCGGCGGGGGCATACTGATATCCGCCTTGCTGGGCCTCGGGCTCGCCACGGTGTTCAGACGCGCTTGTGTGGGCGGCGCGTGCTACGTTGTGCACGGCCCGTCCATCGATCACGTCACGGGGCACGTGTGGCGCGTGGACGACAGGTGTTTCATGTACACGCCCGAGCCGGCCCAGTGCGACGGCACGGAGAGCAACGCGAGCAAGCCGAGGCGGGAGACAAAATAATGTGGTGTTTCAGGAAATGAAAAAGAGACCGGCGCCGACGGCAAGAGTCGCCAGGAGCGAGTGGGTGGCCGGCGTGGTGGCAGACGGCCGCGCGGCGATCAGGGCGGCCCGGGGAGCGGCGGGGGCCGCCGCGGGCAAAAAGAGGGGGTTCGATGGACCGGCCCAGGGCCCCGGGCGGGTCGCCGGCAGGGTCGCCGGGCCCGGCCTGGTGACGATATCGGCCGCGAGGGATACGGCGTCCGCCCTCGCGCACGTCGCGGCGACGGACGCCCTTGTCGCTCGCTCGCGGCTGCTGTACTCGCTCGCGGCGCCATATGGGCCTCCGCGCGCAGACCCCGACGCCAAGAGGGCTCTCGAGGAGGCCGCCAGGGACGCCGCCTACGCGTTCGAGCTATCCGCGGCAGTCGAGAGGGGGGCAGCCGAGGCGGTGAGGCCGTCGTCGGCGCTCGCCGCGGCGGCGCTGGAGGCCTCGAGGGCCAAGGAGGCCGAGGCGGCTGCGAAATCGGAGGCGTTCGGGACCAGCGGCGACTACGAAAAGCGGCGGCGGCTGGTTCGGGAAATAGTGAAACTACGGCTAGGGAAAGCCGCGGACGACGCCGAGCACTCGGCGAGCTCGCGGGCGCCCGTCTACTCCATGGTGGACGATTTCGGCCTAGAGCAGGCCGTGGGGAGGCTGGAAGGAATCGCAACGAGGAGGAGGCTTGCCGGGACAGTCGGGCTTGAAGAGGCTGCTGCTGCCGCGACCCAAGCGGGAGGATCGTTACACGCGCAAACCCCGTTTATCGTCGACGCCGCGGACCAGCTCCAATGGGTCTTTCCCTACTAGATATCCAGCTGTCGATGATGGGCGACCTAGCTGCGAAACCAACAAGGGCGGAGGGCGAGGCGGATGGCGGGGGCGAGGGCGCGGCCGAGGGCTCGGCAGGGGGCGCGGCGGAGGTCGGGGGCTCGGCCGAGGGCGAATTCTTGAAGGGCGATGGCAAGGGCGAGGGCAAAGGCGAGGGCAAGGGCAAAGGCAAGGGCAAGGGCAAAGGCAAGGGCATGGGCAAGGGCGACTTCGACTGCGACTTCGACTGCGACTTCGACTTCGACGGCGACTTCGACTGTGACTTCGACGGCGACTTCGACGGCGCGGGCGACTTTGACTGTGCTTTCAAAGGCAAGGGCGCGCCGAAAAATAAGGCGGTCCGCGACGACGGCGGCGGCTGCGCGATGGCTTTATCAGAGGCGCCCGGATGTTTCATGATAACGGACGAAGAGCGCCGGGATATCCGGGCGGCGGTTCGGTATTTTTCGGCGTGCGGCTCTTTCGGTTACAGGCAGAAACAAGCGTTGACTCGGGCGCCGCGATCCTCCGCGCTGCTGATAAGCAGGAGACTGGCCGGAGGGGGGCTATCCGACGGCGGCTGGCTATCCGACGACGCCGAGTATTCTTCATCAGAGGACGGCGCCAGTAACTTTGTCCATTCAACAATCGATGTGGGGACCGGCGCCTATAATAGCGGCGCGGGGGATTTCCAAGTGGTCGGAGGCGCCTGGACGAGCGACGTGTTTTTCTTCAACTAGAATTTCCCCGACGGCGGCCAGGGCGGCGTCGAGGACGCACTGCTCGGCGATGCACCCCTTCCATACGGCGCGGCGACAGTTGGCCGTCCTGGCGCTGTAGTCGGCGAAGGTCTCGACGAGCGCGTGCCTGGCGCGGTCGCTGTGCCCCAGGGCGCCAGTCATGCCGTCGAGGGCCGCCCTGAGGATGTCCGAGTCCCCGAAGCCCCTCGATATCATGGCGTCGATGCTCCGTCGCACGGCGGATATCAAGGGTCCGAACGAGTGACGTTCTGCCCCGGCAGACGCGGTGCTTTCGACCGAGGCCGCGGCGAGGCTGCGAGTTGCTTCTACGAGGGCCGCCTGGAAACGTCCGATGTCTGGCGGCTGCGTCGGCAGCCTCTGCGGCGGCCGCGGCGAGGACCTGGACACCGCCGAAATAAGGACGGCGCCGGAAAGGACGCCCACAGGCACGCGGCTCGTGGTGGAGGCCGTCATGATCCACCAGCAGCCCGGCGACGAAGTTTCGACGCAGGATTTGATAAAGGACTGCGCCGCCATCGAGGAACCGACCGAGTGCGATGAGCCGGCGAGAGAAGCGCAGCCGACGGCGTCGACGTTGGAGAGCACGGCGACTTTTCTTAGGGCGGGTGCCCCGCCGGCGCCACATCGCCCCGAGCGGAGGGACGTCGTGACTGCCGCGCTCCTGGACGAGGCCTCTGCCTGGCTCAGCAGGGGCCTCCACTCGTCGTCGGGGGCGGAGCAGTCGATCCATCCGGGCGTGGCCTGGGTGGACCCGGCGACGACGGCCTCTTCGAGCAGTGCCCTGGCGAGGACCGCCCGGGACCCGAGGCAGCCGCCGTGGAGGACAACCGCGGGGAGATCGTGTGCGCCGCAGGCCGAGCGAACGGCGCCGGCGATCCATGCCGCTTGGGGAAACGCGTGCTCCAGGTCGCGCCTGGTCTTCAAAACATCACAACACGGACGCATGGCGAGGGGTGCGCCTGGGAGGCTCCCTGGGCTGGTGGCTGCTGCGACTTCTTAGCCGATGTAACGACGACCGTCAAGTTTTTGGCCTTTCCGCTGTTTTTGTTTTTGTCAAGTTCCTTGCTCGAATCAGCCTTTAAGGTTCTGGGGACGGTGTTGAGGGCGACCATGAAAGGGGATCCCGGAGCCAGGGCGTTTGCCGCCGAAGCGGCCTGCGATCGCCAGCCCTTCCGCACCGGCAGGTCGCCCGAAAGGGCCGCGACGGCTCCCGCGAAGGCGCTCTCGAAAACGTCGGCGGACCTCCTCGAGGCCGCCGTCCGCCGCCGACTCGGGGGGCCGCCGCCGCCGCCGCCGGCGAACGCCGAGTAGATCGAGGCGACCGCGTCGATGTACGTGGCTGCGCCGGCCACTGCCCCCCAGGAGTCTGCCGCGCACTCAACGATGCACTTCCAGGCGACGCTAGCGCCGCCGCTGGAAGAAGCGAGTCTGCATCCCGCGAGCAGGGCCTCCTCGGACCGCCCGGCTCGCAGCAGGCCCCTGAGGAGGGCCGAGGCGCCTGCGAGGGGCGGTTCGGCGTCCGCGGTATCGGCATCGGAAGCCCCAGACGAAGAGGACCAGGTGTCCCACGGACGCTGCTTTTCGCTGCTGCCGGCCTTTCGACTCTTGTTACCGAGGAGCCGCCCGACCGTGGCCGCTTTCTCGACTAGCCGGCCCGGGAACACCCTGTCCTCGACCCCTGACACAAGCTCGGCGGCGACGGCCCTCCAGGCGTCGTCCGAGGCCCGCCGCCTGCCGCCGCCCGTTTTATCATCGGCGTCGCGCGATACGAATAGGACCGCGTCGGCGGCGCTGAGAAGCCCGCCGTGCACCCAGTGTGACAGAAACGTCTCCTGCGCGGCTCGGGCGAACGCGGCCCTTTTGGATTTTCCGGGGTCTGGAAGGTTCATTGAAAGGCCCAACTCTCATTTCAGGCTAGAGGGAATATTCGGGCGCCTGGACGCGCGTTACGAAAGAAAGCATCGCCCGGCTGTAAAGGAGGCATCGCCCGGCTGTAAAGGAGGCATCGCCCGGCGCTAGACGGCGCTAGGCGGCGCTTGGCGGCGCTAGACGGGGCTAGGCGGCGCTAGGCGGCGGCAGGGGCCAGGCGGTTGTTCACTAGGGGGTTGGTCGCGGTCCACGAGAGGACGTGGTCGGCGTCGGCGAGCCTGTCCGACTGCCTGATCTCGGCGCGAAGCGCGACGCTCCCCGCGGACCTGGGGTTGCCCTCGGTGAGCGCGTACCCGGGCGTGGCTCGGCCCGAGTCTGGCAGGCCCTCGGCGGCTGTGAGCCTGCCTGCGGTGGAGGCGTCCGGTCCCCTGGCCGGCCCGGCGTGGCCCCCGCGGGCCCTGGAGGCCGTCAGGGACTCCTTGGCGCTGTTGACGGTCGCGGCGTATATCTGCCCGTAGTCGACCGGCTTGGCCGTCTCGTTCCTGGGCGCCCCAAAGTAGCCGAGCTCCTCCTGGCCGCGGAGCCCGGCGGTCGTGCTGGTCTCTCCCGCGACGAGGTGCGCCACCGCGTAGCCCGTCGGCTCGGGCCTGGCGGGGCGAAGGGTGAGGCCGAGCCCCGCCCCGATCTGGCCGGTGAACTGGCGGTGCGTGGACGGGGCCTCGAGCCTCCCGTCGCCGGTCGACTCGCCGGCGAGCCGCTGGTAGCCGCTCGGCGGCTTGTTAGCTGCGCCGCAAGTCATGCCGTCGACGAGCGTGGCGTAGCCTCCGGCGCCGCCGCTGCCCCTGACGACGTCGCCGCCGGTGGGGAACGCGTCGCGCTCGTTGAGGGCCGTGAGCTGGCGGATGGTGGTGCCTGGCGTGAACGGCTCGGCGCCCTCGAGCCCCCCGGCCGCCGCGTATGCCGCGTTGCGAAAGTTTCGGACGGTATTTTCGTAGGCCTTTTCGCAGTCTGCGTTTTCTCGCAGGGTCGTCCTGGTCACGTCGCCGCCGGGGTCGCCGGAAAAGGCCGGGCAGGCGCCGGCGCCGGCGCCTTGAGAGGGGTAAACGACGCCGCCGTGGGGCAGCCCGACGCCCCCCGCAGCGGGAGACAAGGAGCCCCGGTCGAAGCCCGGGGCGCACTCGGTGGTCTCTCTGAGGGTGGTCCTTGTCGCGTGGTCCGGCGCGGGGGCCAGCGGTAGCCTCGAGGGCCCGACGGGAGCGGCGCAGCCCGTGCGCTCGGACAGCTCGGTAAACTGTCGCTGGGTGCCGCGGAGTCCGTCGGAGAACGGCAGGACCCCGCGGGGAACGGCCGCGCCGACGTTGCCCGACGAGGGGTCGCCGGCTCGCCACGAGGCGGCGGCCGGTTCCTCGCCCCTGCCCGTCTGCTTCAGGGACCCGTCGGCGCCGACGCCTGAAGGTCGCATAGATGCGCCGTCGGCGTAGCCGAAAGCCCTGCCGTTGAGCATCGGCGCCGCTCCGCCGTCTAGCCTCCTGCCGTACTCGTAAGAGGGGGTCTCTGCCGGCGCCAGGGCGCTGACGCGGGACATCCCCGGGTTGAATCCGCGCTCGGTCGAGTCGTGGTAGAGCACGTCGCCCCTCGGCTCGTAGGCGAGGCGGGCGGTCTGCGCCGATACGGCGGTGCCAGTTGGCAGAAAGCCCCTGTCGTTTTCGAAGGCCGTCGACGGGCTGAGCTTTTGCACGAGGCCCTGGACTCGGCGGGCGCCGCCGGACTTGTCGAAACCGGGCAGGACGTAGGCCGACGTGTCGAAGACCTGCTTGGGCCTGCTGAGGGGCCTGAGCTCGTCGACGTTTTTGGGCAGGACAAAGTCGCGGTCCTGCGCCTGGTGGAATCCTCCGGCGCCGGCGTCCCCGAAGCCCTGCCCCACCCCGGGCCCGACCCGGACCTGCTGGAAGGGCAGCTCGTTGTTCCTGATGGACGCGACCGGGGTCCTCACCTGGAGGGCGTCGGTCATCACCTGGTTGCCGTATATCTGCTGCTTGCCGCGCTCGTCGGGCCGGAAGAGCGGGGCTCGCTCGGTCTTGTCGCGGAGGTTGCCGATCCCGGGGGCCCCGCTGTAGGCCTCGACGAACCTGCCCTGGTCGCGCTCGATGTCGAGTCCCGGCGCGTGGCTCCTGAAAAACGGGGTCATGTTGTGGTGCCGGAAGTCCTCCTCCCTCATGTCGGTCCCGGCCAGCAGGGAGTGGACCATGCCCTCCCCGGCGGTGCCCCTCTCGGTCGCCGTCATCCTCGCCCGGCTGTCGATGACGCCCGTGACCGATGGGTAGGCGGCGGCCCGCTCGGTCCTCTGGGCCCTCAGGAGCTCCTCGTCGCGGACGTCGGTGTAGGTGACGGAAGGCATGCCGGCGGGGCCGCCGTAAGAGGCCATCGCGACGGGGCACGGCGCTTGCTTCGCGTTGGAGGGCTTGCCGGCTGCGGATGTGTTGGCGCCGGCGGAGGCTTCGCCGGCTGTCGCAGGCCTCATGCTGAGAAAGCCGAGGCCCACAAGAGCCGTCAGTATCACGGCCTCCATTTTATTGTTTTCTAAATTGTTGACTGGGCTTTTATTTTTCGATGAAACGCGCCGGGCGGGGAATCGCTTTTTGCGGGGATTCAAAGAAAAAATAGCAATGGCCTACGTCAACCTCGTGCTCTCGGGCGGGGGCCAGAGGTGCCTGGCGTTCGTCGGGTTCCTCCGGGTCGCCCGGCCGATGCTGTCCGCCGTTCGAAACGTCTACTGCGTGTCGGGCGGCGCCATAGCGGGACTAGCGTTTTGCCTGCGGCTGGGCGAGGACGCGGTCCTCAGGTCGGTCAGCAGGCGCCTGTCGGGCGGCGTCAGGGCCGACATCGGCCTCCTGCTGTCCGGGTTCGGGCTGGACGACGTTAGGCAGCGGCTCGGGCCCCTGCTGGTCGACCTGATCGTCGAGGCCCGCGGATCCGATGCGCTCCGCAGGGGCCTGGCCGACCCCCCCCTGCTAGCCACACCGGCCGGCGCCGAGGCGATGACGTTCGCCGACCTGACCAAGGCCACAGGCATGAACCTCGTCGTCCACGCCGTTTCCGTGCTGTCGGGGGAGGTGCGGCTGATGTCTGTCGACTCGACGCCGAACGCGAGGGTGGTCGATGCCGTCTGCGCGTCCTGCGCCGTTCCGCTGTTTTTTTGCCCCGTGCGCGTGGAAGGCGACCTGCTCGTCGACGGGTGCCTGGCCGAGAGCTACCCGTTCCGCTCGTTCGCCTCGCACGCTGCGGAGGCCACCGCCGCCGCCAAGTCGCCCCCCGCCGGTCCCTCGGAAGCATCTGCGGCGGCCCCCTCCCCCGCCCTGAGGGCAACGGTTCCCCGGGCCGGTCAAGGCGAGACAGGCGAGTCGCGCCCCGCCGGCGGAGCGAGCACGACCGTGTTCGCCACGGACACCCTGGTACTGTCGGCGGACTTTGTCGCTGCCGCGAGGTGCGCCGCGCAGCAGCTCTCGCGTCCCGGGCAGCCGCTGCACGAGGAGCAAAAGCCGCCGGAGCCGGCGTCGGTGCTGGACTACGCCGTGCGCGTTTTGGGTATATTCGCGTCGAGGTGCAGCCGGGGGGAGGCGGTCGACGCGCTGGGCCCCAGGGCCCGCGTTTTCAGGGTGAACGCCGCGTGCGAGGTGACCGCGTCGAGGGTCATATGCGACGGCCTGAGCCCCGCCGCGGTCAGCCTCCTGTACCGCGCGGGCCTCGACGAGGGGCACCGGTTCATGCGGGAGGAGGAAACAGAAACCTAGAAAAATACTAAATAGGAATGTAATGTTAAAAAAAAAACACACAAAATACATGAAGACCATCCTCCTCCTGCTGTTTTTCATCGGGGCGTTTCTGGTCATGGACGCGAGCCACCGCGAGGCGCTGAGCGTCGCTGTGCGCGACGCCGAGGCGAGGGGCAGGGGGGACACGCGCTACAGGCTCCCCCGCGGCGACGAGATCATAGACCTCCAGTTTTCGCACAGGGCCCAGGAGTTCGGGAGCATATTCGACTCGAGCGGCCCCTGGGCCTACAGGAGCGACGTCGCCGTGCCCGCGGCGAAGAAAGGCGGCGCCTCCGGGGCTTCTGCCGGGGCTGCCTCCGGGGCTGCCTCCGAAGCTGCCGCCGGGGCTGCCTCCGGGGCTGCCGCCGAAGCTGCCGCCGCCAAGCCTGCCAAGGACGTCGAAGGCTTCAGCGGGACAGGCGGCGGCAGGCCGAGCTTTATAGACTCGTTCGGGTCTCCGACGCATCCCACCGGCGCCGGCGCCGGCGCCGGTGCTGCGCCGTCCGGCAAACTCCCGCCTGCCTCGAAAAAGGCGATGCGCTCGGCGCTCGCGGGCCTACCGGAGGTGGACTGGTCGTCGACGCGCTTCGGCCGGGCCAACAGGGCCGCCTCGACGTCCGACTACTCCAGCGCGGCTGGGGCGCGCGAAAACTTTTCGTAGGCGTCTATGAGCCTGGCCGGGTCGATGTCGCCGAAGCCGGTGTTGAAGTCGTAGCCGGGCGAGTCGATGTCGACCGACGAAGCCGCGATGGAGTACGTGACCGTCTCGGTAGTGGGCGCCGGGAGGCCGGCGACCCTCGCGTGGGAGACGAGGAGCGCCAGGCAGCCGGCGACGAAGGGGCAAGCCATGGAGGTGCCCGATATCGTCGCGTACAGCTCGGGCCCCGACCAGCAGTTTGTGATGTCCTGGCCGGGCCCCGTCAGGACCATCTTGTTCCCGGTGGAGCTGAACGCCGAGCGCTCCCTCCTGCGGTCGGTGCTCCCGACGGCGATCGTGGACAGAAAGCCGGCCGGGTATCCGATTGTGCCGAACAGCCTCCCCGGCGCGGCCCTGTGGGAGCCGTCGTTGCCGGCCGCGACAACGATCAGGTGCCCCCTGGCGCTCATCTCGAGCAGGACCATGCGCATCTCCTCGCTGGGCGTCTCGGACCCCAGCGACATGCTCACCACGTCGAACCGGCCGTGCTTGCCCTCCATGATCTCGCGGAGGGCCCTGACTATCCAGGCGCAGTCGCAGTACCCCGCGTCGTCGAAGACCCGGAAGCTGTGCAGGTCGCACTGGGGGGCGACGCCGAAGACCCCCCCGCTCTCCGCGGCGCCCACGATCCCGCAGCAGTGGGAGCCGTGCCCCTGCTTGTCGGCCACCCCGTGGCCCGTCATGTCGTGGGCGATGACGTGCCGCAGGTCGGGGTGGCCCACGTTGACCCCCGTGTCGATGACGGCCACGCGGGAGCCCTCGCCGCGGACCCCGTACTTGGCCCAGACGTCCCTGATGCCGTACTGCTGGACCGCCCACTGCTTTGGCGCGACCGAGTGGATGGACTGCACCTCGTGGTTCGCCAGGCGGTAGACACCGGGGCCATTGGCGGCGCCGCTATCAGGGATCTCGTCGTCTGCGGCGGCTTCAATGGGCGCCGGTGAGCCGGTCGACTCTGCCGCAGCCGGCGCGGAGTCTGCCGGATTCAGAGGGGCCGCGCCGGAGAGAAGTAGGCGGGCGACGCTCTCCGCGATAAGATCGATGAAACTTTTGGTCATTTTACAAAAAAAATTATGAAAGAAACTATAGTGTAAAGTACGCGCCCCCCTTCCCTCCCCTACCTTGAGACAATTTTCCCCCCCCCTAGTCGAGGGTGTTGACGTCCTCTGTCTGCAGCACGTCGGCCGGGTGGATCACAAACAGGGAGCTCAGCGTCGCCAAAACGCAGAGCTGCATCCCGAAGCAATAGTTTCTGACGTCCCGGGGGTCCTGCTGGGCCGGCGGCAGAGGAGCTAGCGGCATCCTGCAAATGACGCAGCGGAGCAGGGCCGCCTCGCAGTCGTCGCAGACGCCCGAGTTGCCCCTGCATGCGCCGGCGGAGGGGCAAGATCGTCTATCGGGGCCCCTTATAGCGCCGCAATATTGTCGGTGTGATATTTTTCGCCAGGTGTCGCACGAAGGCACTCTTGCGTCCAGGCAGACCATACAATATTCGTCGGCTGCCTGGTCGGCGGCATGCTCTGCTGCCTGGTCGGCTGCCTGGTCGGCTGCCTGGTCGGCGCAGTCGGCGCGGTCGGCTGCCTGGTCGGCTGCCTGGTCGGCGGCCTGGTCGGCTGCCTGGTCGGCGCAGTCGGCGCAAACGTCGCAGCCTCTGGTATCTTTAGCTTTTGCTTTGTCCGCTGCAGAAGTCGCTAGGTGATGCCCGGGACCGACATCTGCATCAGTATGACGACCATCTGGTGGGTGTCCGGCTCGGCGCAGAGGTTCGATATGAGCGCCACCAGCTCTGCGGCGGTGCATTTCGTCACCGAGTAGGCGGTGAGGCCCAGCGGGTCCTGTCCGGACCTCACTCTGTGTACGGCGAGGCCCATGGCGAGCCGGACGAGGGCTTCCTTGCTCCATGTGCTCAGGGACGAGCGCACGCTTTCCTCCACGCCTTTAAATAGCCTGGACTTGGCTTTTTTGGCAGGCGAGGCCGGGCCCACAGGGTCTACCATAGTTGCGCAGGATCGCGAGAAAAAAATAGTTTGAATTTTTTGTTTTAAAAAAATAAAATAAAATTAAATTTAAAACAGTTTCAGGCTAGCCCGAGGTACTGCCGGGCGGCTGCGCAGGCGCTCTCCGATGCCTGCTTCCCCGTGCGGCCCTCCCCCACCCCGGCCACCGCGAGGTCGCAGCGCGCCACGGCCTTGAAGGTGCCTCCCGGCTGGCTGGTGACCTCGACGTCGAGGTCGGACATGCCCATCGACCTCATCTCTCTCTGGAGGGCCGCTCGGCTGCTGACGATGTCTCTGACGAGCTCTGACAGGTCGACGTGCCTTTCGACCGCTGCGATGGTCCAGGACGCGGCCGAGTCGTGGCCCGAGTCCAGCGATACGGCGCCGACCACAGCCTCGAAAAGGTCCTCGTGCGCCGGGTCGAACGCCGTCGATTCGCTGGCGCTACTGGCGCCGTCGCCTTGCCCTTGCCCTGGCTGGCGGTGCCTTATCAGCGCCGAAGACAGCCCTGTAGCCCTGGCGAGGTCGGCCAGGGCCTTTCCGCGCACGAGTTTGGACCGCATGTCGGTCAGGAACCCCTCGCTCTCCCCGGGGAACCTCAGGAATATGTACTTGGAGACGGCCGCGGATATGACGGCGTCGCCCAGAAACTCGAGCCGCTCGTTGCACTCCGCAGGCGAGGTCCTAGGGGCCGCGCTGCGGTGCGTGAAAGCCTTTCGGAAGAGCGCGACGCACTCTGGCGATCCCGTCATCGGCACGCCCGCCGCTGTGGCCGCGTCGTACCATGCCTGGTCGCCCTCGGTCACGAGCGCCCGCACCCGCGCCGGCCTCGCCGGCCGAGCGTCACAGCGGCTTGCGTCGCGCCGAGCCGCAGCGCCCCGGCCGCGTTTCATATATAGTTTAGAAATATATTTTTAAATCGGCGGCGTCTCCTCCTCCTCCGCGTTTGCCTTTCCGAAAAGAGCGTCGTTTAAGCGGGCGGCCACGGCGGCGCCTACCCGCCTCATGGACGCCCCGTGCCTGACCTCGGCGACGGCGGCGATCCGCTCGGAGTCCCCCCCGAGCGCGAGCATGGACCGTACGAGGGATCCGATGCTGCCGCCTTCGAGGATGGACCGCGCGATCGAAGGGGACACGCCCGGTATGACGCTAAGCATCGCCGTCGCGACGATGGCGGGAGAGACGGAGTCCCTGGTCGTCCGGGGGACGCCCGGCAGGCGCCGAGATGCGTTGGTGATAAGCGCGGCGCCATCCGATGGACTCGTTGTTTTGGTAAAGCACCGGCGGGCCCAGAGGACGATGCGCGCAGTGTCCTCGACGTCGGCCGAGTAGAGCACAAATATGCCCTTGCGAAAGGAGGCCGCCATGAGCGCGTTCGAAAGGGTGGCGGCCGACAGTCCACCGGCGCCGTGGGGCCCGATGCTCCCCTCGACGATGACTCCCGATGACATGAACGGCGCCGAATCGTCGCGGTTTGCCGCGCTCGCCGCGTCCCTCAGGCGGCTCGTCTGCTCCCTCCACCGCCCGTCCTTGATGGAGGCGGCCAGGTCGGCGACGCCCTTTCGCTCGAGGATCGCTCGGGGGGCGCCCGATGCGTCGTGCACGACGACGTCCCCGACAGGGAGCGGGGCGCTCTCCGCCTCGCCGAGCAGCTGCCGGAGGAGCGCGTGCTCCCTGAAGTCGACCAGTATTTTGCCTATTCCCATGGAATCAAAAAAAAAAACAAAAAACAAACAAAATAAAATAATAATAAAACGGCAGCTCAAAGTAAATTGTTTACATGGCCGGAGAGTCTGCGGTGCCCGCCGCGACGACCGTTGCGGCCGCGATCGCGGTCGGGATCGCCTTCGCGATAGCGACCGCGTTTTACGGGCAGCGCTGCGAGCCCTTTTGGCAGGACCAGCCATCGGCGCCGCAGATCGTCCCGACATCGGTGAGATCAAACATGTGCGCCGCCCTCACGATCCACGCTCCAAAGGAGCTCAGAGACGCCTGCGCTGCCCGCGACGACTTTGGCAAAAGCGTGTCAGGGGGCTCGGCGCAGCAGGGGTCGCAGCAGCAGGGCTCGGCGCCGCATGATTCCCGGGGCCTATCGCTCCACGGGGTGGCCGCTTGCGTGCCCAAGTGTCCTGGCGCCGCCGAATCGTGCGGAAAGCTGTTTCCGGAGTGCGCGATAAGGACCGCCGCGCAAAACTCCTACAGGTGCGAGATAACGCACCTGGAGAACAAGCGGACCTACAGCCACCTAGCGGCGCCGGTCGAGCCTGCCCGGGGGGTCGCCGACTCGCCCTACAGGGTTTTCGTCGTCGCCGTCCCGGGCTGCCTCGTGGTCAGGACGGAGCCGCCGGCTCCCGGAGGCGGGGGCGACTCCTCCGCGGCTTCGGTCCCCCTCTCGGCCCTGGCGTTCCGGGACGACGCGGCGTCGCTGCGGGTGATGCTGACCTTTGCGGAGAAGATCCGCCTGGGATACGACGTGCTGCACGACGTGGCCCTGCCCGACGAGTGGACTGTGACGCTGCGGGGCTCTGAAGGCTGGCCCGGGTCCCAGGCGACTTACGTGCGTCTCCCGGGGTACTCCGGGGCCGGGGCGGCGGCATTCGGCGCCCCGAACAGCGATCCGATTCGCGTGCCGGTGATGTCGGTGTTCAAGACGTCGGCGTTCGCCGACGCGAACGAGCTCAGGCCGATCACCCTGGCCGGCCTGGCGTCCCTGCTCCACGACGCGTCCGCCAGGGAGCCCACTTCTGACGGCGGGGGCGGCGGCGAGCCCGAGCTCCTGTACGCCGAGCAGCCGAGCCGGCTGACGTTCACCGCCGCGTGCGAGCCGGGGGACTCGGGCGTCGGCAAGATAACCATCAAGGCGCTCCGGCCGGGCGCCAGGCAAACGGGCGGGCTAGTCACCTCCCACGCAAAGGCGGCGGCTGCGGCGGTAGCGGCGGCCGAGGCGGGCGAGTCGGCAGGACCTGCAGCGGCGGCAGGACCGGCTGCGGACTCGGCGGGACCTGCAGCGGATTCGGCAGGACCGGCTGCGGACTCGGCAGGACCTGCAGCGGACTCGGCAGGACCGGCAGCGGCTGCGGCGGCGGATTCGGATTCGGGCGCCTCGGAAGGGTTTTATTCGCAGACGGACGACCTCGTGTGGCTCTGCGGCGCCAGGGGAGGCTCGTCGGGCGGGTCGGTATCCCCCTTGACGGGCGCAAAGATACCCCCGGGCGCCTCGGTGTGGATCTGCGCGACCGTGGACTGCTGGAGCGGCGAGATAGAAGACCTTCGGGAGGTCATACGCGGTTCGGGCCAAACGACGATATCGAGGGCGAGAAAGATGTCGGGCAGGATGGTGGACATGTCAGCGGAGCTGCCGGTCGAGGTCGCCGGGGTCGGGGGGGCGGCAATGGGAGTCGGGAACGCCGTGTCTCATTTTCTGGCGCATAGCACAAACAGGTTTTATTTGTGATGGAAGGGGCTCCCGGAAACACCCGAAAGCAGCGGGCCGCGGCCAACAAAAGGATCCCGCCCGACGGTGCAGGCGCCGCGAGAAGCGGCAGGCCGACACCGAGGCCGCCGGCGGTGACCGTGGACGGGGAGAGGATCCTGGGCCTCCTCAAGCAGGCAGTTGTGAAGCAGAAAAAGCGCCCGAACATCCCGGAGGCTTGGACAAAAAACCTGCTGCTCGACAAGATATTCGTGCACATCATCCGCGAGTTTATCCACCGGAACAATTACAGGACGAGGACGAGGACCGGGACGAGGACGAGGACCAGGACCGGGACCAGGACCGGGGCAAGGACCGGGACAAGGTCGAATGCGTCTCGAGGCGGCGCCGGGGTCGGGCTAGTGATGGACGGGCTCGAGCGGATATCGTCCGAGATCATACCGGTTTCGTCCGGCTCGGAGAGCAGCTGCGTCGCCGCCTTCAAAAACAGGGTGGTGCTCGGGACCGGGGAGTACGGCACGACCTACTCGTACGACGATCCCGGCGCCAAGGCCCGATTCGCGCTCAAGGCGGTGCACTTCAACGCGCTATCAGACCCTAAAAAGTACGAGAACATAGTCAAAGAGATAGAGGTCCAGAAGCTCATGGGGGAGGAGGGGATCGCGCCCAAGATCCACGCCACCCACTACTGCATGGAGAACGGCGGGGTCACCGTCCTGATCGTCATGGACCTCATGACGGTGGGCGACATAGACAAGTTTAGCGAGAGCCGGGCCCTCACGGACGAGCACGGCGCGGCGATCGTGGAAAAGGTCAAGCGCATGCACGCCATGGGGTACGCGCACAACGACCTGCACTCGGGCAACGTGTTCGTCACCGAGAGGGGGGAGACCGGCAAGTTCGACTTCTTCATCGGAGACTTTGGGTTCGTGGAGGACCTGCCGAGCGACGAGGGGGAGGCGGACAGGCTGAGGCGCCGCGACCTCGAGCACATCGCCCAGGTCGTGTCGTTTGTCAACAGGGATCACCTGCGGGCGATCCTTTACGGGATGGTAATGAGCGGCGCCATTGCCGTCTCGATGGACATGCGCACGACGCACAAAGAGGGGGGCTCCGAGTGCGACTGGGACCTGCACCTGTACAGGCAGCAGCACCGATAGCCTGGATAGCCTGCCGATTGAGCGGGACCATCCGGCCGCCTGATAAAAGGAAAATGAATCACAATTTCGTTTGCAGAGAAAAATGATATTCGAACTCGTTTGGCCGTATTCGGAAGGGCTCCCTTCGGAGGGCCTTTGTGAGTTCCTTTCGGAGGGGCTCCCTTCGGAGGGGCTCCTTTACGACAACATGCCTGAGGTTTCGCCGCCGATGTTTTCGCAGCCTCTGCGGCTCTCTCCTACGGTGCCGGATTTTTTGCAGCAGCGGCAGACGCAGCAGCGGCAGACGCAGCAGCGGCAGACGCAGCAGCGCGACGAAGGGAAGGAAGTTGAATGGAACGCGGCGAACTCGGGGAACGCGGCGACGGCTCGGAAACCGCACAAGCCCCGCCGCGCCTCCCTGCCGACCTTGCCGAAAAAGCTAGTCCCCATGTCGGAGAGGGTCCATCTGTACAACGAGGCGCTGACGAACCCCGCCTGCGTGTCAGGGGGGAAAATAATCGTGCCGGCAGTCTTACATTTTTACAAAGACTCGCCCGTTATACAGACGGTCGAGCGGTTTTACAGGTCGTCGCCTAGATACTGCCCCGGACCAGGCGGCGAGGGCAGCCACCGCTTCTACGGGGACTCGCAGGTGTCCCGGGCGGTCGCGCAGTACGTGAAAAACCTCGTAAACTACAGGGACATGTCTCGCCTGATCGACGTCGCGGCGGTCGACGACACCGAGCGAAACCTGGCGATCGAGATTTCAGCGGTGGCCGCCAGGGAGACGGTGCTGGCCGCCAAGGAGACGGTGCTGGCCGCCAAGGAGACGGCGCTTGCCGCCAAGGAGACGGCGCTCGCATCCAAGGAGACGGCGGTGACAGCCAAGGAGACGGCGGTGACAGCCAAGGAGACGGCGGTGACAGCCAAGGAGACGGCGGTGACAGCCAAGGAGACGGCGCTCGCATCCAAGGAGACGGCGCTGGCCGCCAAGGAGACGGCGCTGGCCGCCAAGGAGACGGCGCTGGCCGCCAAGGAGACGGCGGTGTCCGCCAAGCGTTTTGCAGCCTAGCCTAGCACGGTCGATGCCTCCTTTACAGACGGTCGATGCCTCCTTTACAGACGGTCGATGTCTTTTTTTTTATTTTAATTTTTTTTTTTTTTTTGATTAAAATTTGAGGTTCATGACGTCCCTGGTCACGTCAAGGGGAAAGGGGAGCTCGGCGGGGCAGTGCCAGACCTTGTGCCTGAGATAAGTGCCGAGCCTGAACGACGTCGGGAAGAGGTAAGAAAGGCGGGCCGAGCCGGGCGGGGGCGGAACGACAAAGTTGCGGACGGTCTCCGGGGCGAAGCGGAGCGTCGGAAACCCGTCTTCGGCGCCGGGGACTCGCATCGCCCGGTTCGAGCCGCAGCCGCCGTCTCCGGCGAGGGCGTTGGCCAGGTCCATCGTCGTGGGCCCGTAGTGGTAGGGGTAAAACCAGGAGGGCTCGTCGCCCGGCCGGCCGAGGCCCCCCGAGTAGTAGGCGGCGCACCAGGCGACGCCGGCCAAGTAGGTGTAGCAGGCGTTGGCGACGTCCTCGTGGTGCCTGATGCCCATGACCTTGCCGTAGAACCTCGATCGCCAGCCGCCGGTGCCGGGACGGATCGCCCGCAGGCTGCGGTCCTTGTTGAGCAGGGGGTAGCTGTTCCAGGCGTCTTCCGGGTCTCGCGGCCGAGGGGCGACGGCTTCCCAGTAGCGCCGGTCAGCCCGGAAAAAGTCGGCGTCTTCTTGCCGAGCCAGACGGTCCAGGAGCTTGCCCATCTCGGCCGGGTCGACGAGCAGGCCGCCGGCGGGGGATCCGGGGGGGCCTCTCTGGGGCGCCTCTGGGGCGAGGTCAAGGTCTTCCGAGAGGGTCTTGAGGTGGCCCATCCAGCCGTCGTGAACGGAAAGGCAGGATGCCGGGGGCAAAAAGTCGTTGCCGCAGAGAAAGCTGCAGACGACGTGGTTGCGGACCCTCCTGGGATCGACGCCGCCGGCGAGGACCGCAGTGACCTGCTTGATGTCGACAAAGGAGAAAGCAGCGGCGCCTGGGCATTTTTTTGACTTGCCTCCCAGCTCGTCGGCTTCCCTGACGACGGTGGGCCAATCGCCGGTCCTGGCGCCGTGAAGCATGGTCAGCAGGAGCAGGTCGGCGTCGAGGCCGTAGACGTGCGGCTGGGGCGCCGAGGAGACATCAGGGCCGATTCCGGCCGCGCGCGATCTCGCGATCCTCATTTCGCTCATGATCTTCTGCTCCCCCTCGCCCGGCTCGTTGGTCCCGCTGTAGAGGTACTCGGCCGCCCCGTGGGCGCGCGAGGCGGTGAGTCTCTCGCAGAGCCGAGCGGAGGCCGCGTCGAGCCGGGCGGCGAACGGCGTGCCGGGCGTGATGTCCGACCTTTCAAAGGGGTCATCGTGCGAGGAGCGGTCGCGTCTCGCGGGACTCGTGTGCGGGGCGGACGCCGTCAGGGGGCACTTGTAGCGAGCGATGAAGCGCCGGCCGCGCTGCTGCATCATCTTGGACAGGGGCGGGGGGCCGTCGGCGGCGACGAAGACCCTCGCTCCCGGGGCGAGGGCGCAGGAAGGCATCAGCTCCAGCTCAAAGTACTCGAGCGCCCGATCGATGACGTCCTGGGCCGTCTGCTTGGCACCCGCGCCGAGGACCTGCCGGTGGACCAGGCAGTTGAAATCTACGTACAATGCGGCGCATGACCGTCGCTGCGCCGGCGACACGCTCTTGGGGGCGAAGCGAACGGCCCTAGAAAAGTATCCGGGAACCCCCATTGTTTTTTGTTCGTGACAGGCTACAAAGGCTAAAATGCGGGAGGCTATACGTAAGCGGCGCTAGGGGGCGCGGCCGATCCCGTGGCCGGCGAGGGGAGCGCCGTCGGCCGGGGAAGCAAACTTGCAGGAAAACTCGCCGCACTCCTGCTCCGTCTCGAAGCCGGGCAGCGTCTGGAGGGCGTCGCACCAGGTCCGAGACACAGCGGCGGCGGCTGCCGCCCGGTCGGCCTCCATGAGTCGCTCGCCCTCTCGGACGAGGCGGTCCTTCATGTCGTGGGAGGAGAGCGCGGGGCTGCTCTCGTCTGCGAGGACGGGGTGCGGGATCACGGCGCCGGTCATCCAGCCGGACCCCTTGGGGGTCCAGTCGGTGAAGTGCCTGCCGTCGGACATCCTGGTGTTGGCGGGGTCGCCGGCGAGGGGCCTAACTGGCTGGGGGGCGCAGCTCGCGGGATCGGCGTCGCAGCTCGCCTGTGCGTAGGCGCCGTACATTTGGTTGACTGTCCGCGGAGAAAATAATGGTGCGTCGGGGCGGCGTTTTTTTTTCCGTAAGTTGGACAATCAAACAAGATGGCGGACACATCTCTCGACCTCCTCATGAACCCGCGCCTGAAATCCGCGGACGCTTTGACATCTACCGGCGCCGGCTCCGCTTTCGGCGGGCTGTTGTCTCCCCGCCAGACGTCTTTCAGCGGCGGCCCGGGCAGCGGCGGCGGCGGCAGCGGCGCCGGGGGCAGCCGCCTCGGGGCGGGCAGCGACGTCGGGGGGGCATCGACAGGCAGCGGCGACGAGGACGACGACGGCGACGAGGAAGACGAAGGCGACGACGGCGACGACGACGGCGACGAGGACGACGGCGACGACGGCGGAGACGACGACACGGAGGAGGGAGGGGGCGACGGGGCATCCTCGGTAGAGTCGATCGGCGTCCGGCGCCCCCCGCGCGCCCTGACGCTCGCCGAGATCGCCGCGGCGAAGAAAGAGTGTCTGTACAAGCTGGACCGGCTCGAGAAGCACGGGGTCAAGCTGCCCCGGCGGCACACGATGGCGTCCGACCTGCTGGAGATGCAGAGCGACATCGAGCGGGTGCAAAACGATCGGGCCGCCGACGCCTCTGTCCGTTTCCAGAAGCGCGCCCTCATGACGGTGGTCAGCGGGATCGAGTGGGCCAACAGCAGGTTCGACCCGTTCGACGTGCACCTCGACGGGTGGAGCGAAAACATGCACGACAACCTGGACGACTACGACGAGGTGATGGAGGAGCTCCACCAAAAGTACCGCGGGCGGGGCCAGATGGCGCCCGAGCTCAAGCTCGTCATGATGATCGTCAGCAGCGGCTTCATGTTCCACATGAGCCACGCGTTCGCCAAAAACGTCAGCCGGTCGATGAACGACGCGATGAGGAACAACCCGGACCTCATGAGGCAGTTCGCTGCGGCCACGGCCGGCGAGATGAAGGCGTCGCCGTCGTTCGCCGGAAACGCGGCAGCCGCCGCGGCCGCCGCCGGCGTATTCGGCATGCCCAAGGCGTCGCCTACCTTGCAAGCGCCGCCGGCGCCTCGAGGCCCGGCCGGTGGGATGCGCGGGCCCATCGGGGTGAGCAGCAGCCGGATCGAGGAGGTCCTCAAGTTCAACCGCGAGCTGGACGAGGCCGCGGACGGCCTTTTCGACGAGCCGGGAGACGCCGGCGGCGCTGCAGCAGCTTCTGGTGGCGGCGCCGGACATGCGAGGCTGCTCGCCGACGCCTCGTCGCGCCCGCCGCTGCCCGCCATGACCAAGGCGTCGGCCGAGCCCCAGATGCAGATGCCAAAGCCGGGGAAGGCCGGGCTGCATCCTCGGCGCCCGTCCCGGGTGGTACCCTCTGCGACCTCGGACGCCGTCGAGGGAGACACGGACCTCGTCGAGATCATGTCGGCCGCGTCCGACGCCTCTGGGGCGCACAGCGGCGCCGTGAGCTCGTCGACGAGAAAGGGGCGCACGAGGCGCACGCTGGTGCTTTAGTGCAGAAAATATGCCACACGTATGTATAATCGATAAGAAATGATAGACTTCAAGTCGGCAATGGCCCACCTGTCAGTCGTGCAGATCGTGGCGGCGCTGGTTTACCTGGTGCTCACCGCCGGGATGGACACGCCCTTTAAAAACGCGGTCACGCAGTACCCCCACCTGGTCGCGATCAAACGGGGGTCTGCCACAAAGCGCCGCAACCTCTACCTGCTCGGCATCGGGGTGGGCGTCGCCGTGGTTGTCGCCTGGAAGCCGTTTGATTGAGCGCTTCTGGCCCTCATTAATTTTATTTTCATATCACAAAAGGAAACCAAAAATTTTAAACAATTAATACATAAATCATGTTCACAAGCCTCCGCTACGACAGCTGCAGCACGTCGACGACCTACTCCGACAACGTCACCATATTCTCTCACGTCACCGACGTTCACCGGCACGCCCACGCCAACCCTTGCCAGCACAGCAGGGGCCTCGTGGGCGACAGCCCGGTCGCTACGGCGGGCGACATGCGCGCCGCGACCGCCGGCTCCGAGTGGAACAAGATGATCGCCGTCGAGTCTGACCTCCGCGGACAGACCAGGGGCCTCACCCGGTGCCCCCTGTACGACTACATTCCCAAAAAAGGCGTTATATCCTCGGTGGAGCCGATCAAGCCTGTCAGCCACCCGGTCATTTCGACTGACTTTGCGGCGCCGGACGTTTGCCAGATGATCCAGTTCGGCAACCTGCCCGGGCCCAACCAAACCTAGCTCAAACGACGCCGAATATGGCCTTGTTGAACGTCGTGTTGACGCAAAACAGGCGGTGCAGGACTATCCCTAGGGCGAACAGGGACGCCGCCGCGGCCGCGAACCGGATCCCTGTCAGGGGCCCTGTGCCGGCGGCGGCGAGCGCGGCCCCGGCGAGGGTGAGGGCCACGTCGACGACCGCGACGTCGAACAGCCTGAGCGAGTGAACCCCCTCGCCCTCTTTCCCCAGAGCCCAGCGGTAGCGGCAGGCGCCTTTCATTCACCAAGAAACAACAATTTTATTTTTTTTTTTAAATAAAAAACAAAAAACAAAAACTCTAGTTTGAGAAAAAAGAGGTGATCAGGTTCTGGCGGTCCCTCCTGAGGCGCATGGCGGCTATGACGGGACCGAAGACGAGGTCCCGGGCCAGTCCCTGGCGCTGCGCGTCGATCTTGACCCGGGCCCTCCGCTCGGCCTGGGAGAGCGTGCAGTCCGTGTGGCGCAGGGCGGCGAGCATGTCCCTCTCCAGGGACTCCCAGTAGCCCTCGGGGTGAGGGTAGCCCGGGAGGCGCTCGACGATGACCCCGAGGAGCTGGACGGCGTAGCCAGCGATCTGCGTCTCCAGGTAGTAGAGCAGGTCGGGCTTGATCCGGTTGGCCCGGATGTAGTCGGGGTGCTCGATGCGGTCTCCCTGGAGCAGCTTGCGCTTGCCGCCGACGAGCGGCTGGCCCTGGCCGCCCCCGGCCAGCTCGACGAAAATGTAGGGCACCCTCGAGTTGGGCGGAGGCTTGCTGCCGCTGTCGCGGCGGCCCATGCGCTCCGCCAGGGTCTTGTGCGGGATCTGGTCGGGGTTTTTGTAAGACCCCTTGAGCGTCTTGGAGATGATCAGGTCCTCGAGCGGCACCGTGCCGTCCACGAGCTCCGAAACGATCCTGGCTAGGTCGTCCAGCCCCCGGCGCACATCAAAGTCCGTCATGATGGGGTCCAGCAGGGCGTTGATGGCGCGCTTGGATATCGGGGCGTTGTCGCGGCGCTTGGTGCTCAGGCCCATGGTGCTGAACTTGTACTCTGTCGGGTTGCCGTGCGGGTACAGGTTGCCGCAGTACATCTTTTTCCCCTTGAGGAGAAGGGGAAAGTAGGTCTTTTCTGGCTCGAGGACGTTGGGCCGGGCGCACCGCGCGGTGAACTCGGCAGCGATGGCCTCGGCGCCCGCCATCACCAGGGGGATGGCCTCCTTGCCGATCACGGGGGCCCAGACGATGCCCGACGGCTCCGACGGCTCCGACGGCTCCGACGGCTCCGACGGCTCCGACGGCTCCGACGGCGCCGACGGCAGGCGCCTGAGGACGCGGAGGACGATGAAGACCGAGTCGGTGTCCCCGTAGACGACCCTGGCCCGCTCGCATCGGACGTCTGGCATCCCGGCGGCGGCGAAGTGCCGGTCGGCGATGCCCGGCCCCTCGGCCTCGGCGAAAGACACGACCCACTGGATGAGGTTGCGGCCCACGGTCGTCACGCAGGCGGCGAGGCGCTTGTCGCGGATCTCCGAGGTGCTGGAGCCCAGCTGGCCGTACAGCGAGTTGGCCGTGAGCTTGAAGGAGAGCTGCTGGCAGTCCATCACCTCGCGCTCGGCGTCCGAGTAGGCGAGGGCCCTCGAAGCGACGTCTCCGGCCGGCACGACGTGCCTCTCGCCGCTCACCTCGTCGAAAATCTCCACGGCGGCGCTGCCAGGCTGCAACGACGGGACATTGTCGGCGCATGCGTATGCTCCTCCTGCGCCGGTAGAGGTGCCGGTAGCGGACCCGGTAGAGGTGCCGGGAGCGGCGCCGGAATCGGAGCATACGCCGGCGCCGACGACCACGTCCCTGGCGGTTCCGACGATCTCCCGGCCGTCCGAGGAAAGGACGACGCGCGTGTGCCACATCTGCTTCCTCTTGGCCTTTCGCGCCGACAGCATGTCCTTCTCGATGACCGACAGCACGCCCGGGTCCCTGGCGTGCTCGGCGTCGCTCTCCGGCCTGGCGAACGTGCAGCTCTCCTTGCCCACCTCCCTCTCCTTGTCGCCCTTGCCCTCGATCAGCGGGTACTCCAGGGTGTGGTAGCGGTACCCGGGCAGCCCCAGGAACCGCTCGTCCTCCACCAGGTTGTCGTAGGATATCCCGGCCTTCTGGCGGCCGTCAGCGTCCAGGTCCTTGTCGCCGCTCTGGATGACGCTGGGGTAGAGCGAGGCGAAGTCGAGCACCGCGACCGGGTCCTCGTCGTACAGCCCCTGGAAGGCTCGCTGTACGGTGGCGCCCTTGTAAGACTGGTGGGGCGCAGCCGGGTCGCCGTCGTCGCCGTCGCGGTCGGCGTCTGCCGCCGGCGGCCTGGGCATGTCCCTCATCAGCTTCCTGAGCTTGCGGCAGGTGTAGAACACGAGGCTGCCCGTCTTGACCCCCTGGCCCCTCTGGAAGATCGCCGTGAGCGGCACCCTGGACAGGGAGGCCATGGCCATCGCGCCCGGCACGATCTTGAGCTTGTGGAGCAGCTTGAGGCAGAGCGCGCAGTCCTGGACGCAGTAGTCGGCGACGAGGGCCCTGTCGGCGGCCGACCCGTCCTGCAGGCGCTTCATCTCCCGGTGGTCCATGTCGTGCTTCCTGTCTCCCACCAGCTTGGCCGCCACGTCGTCGAGCTTGTAAGAGTCGAGCTTGTGGGTCTTGAGCACCTCCCGGTAGATGTCGATCACGACGCGGCCCGGCATGTCCACCTGCTTGATCAGGTTGTCCCCCAGGGCCGATGACGACAGGTTGCGCTCGACGTAGTCGGCCGAGTCGCAGTTGAGCCTCGACAGGCCGCGCATGAAGGCGTCGCACGTTTTCGAGTTCCTCGCGCGCCGGTTCCTCTGCGCGGCTTTCTCGGCGGCTGCCTTGGCGGCCGCCCCGGGGTGACGCCGATCGACCTTCGAAACGCGGGTCTCGCGGGGGCTCGCCATACCCAGCTCCATCGCCCGGCCCCACATGAAGCTCCAGTCGAAGTTGGAGCCGTTGTAGTCGCACAGCACGTCCGGGTCCACGCTGGCGATCTCGTCGCGAAACGCTGCTATGACCTCAGCCTCGGACGAGCACTGGACCACCGTAGCGTCCGGCGCCGTAGGCAGGCTCGAGCAGGTCCCCAGCGTCGCGATCCAGCGCCGGGTGCAGCCGGGATCGGCGACGGATCCCACGGTGATGCCGATCTGCGTCAGGGTGTCCCCCGCCAGGGCCGGCAGGGCCTCGTTCAGGATCTTTTTGATCGCGTCCGCCTCGCTCGGCGTTTCGCCGGGGCCTCCCGGGGGGGCGACGCCGGGGCTAGGGCTAGGGCTAGGGCTAGGGGCGCCGAAAATCGCAGCGGCGGCGGGCGCCCTCGCCGGGTTGAGAAACACGTCCCTCACGTCCTCGCTCGCCTGCCAGCAGAAGGCGTGGAGCCGAGCGGGATCCGCGGCCGACTTGGTCACCACGCGAATCGCGTTGGCCGGCGCCAGCACGTTTGTGGTGCCGTACTTTTCCAGGGCGGCCGCCGCGTCGCTTCCGCACGGCGCCGGGACCCCGTAGCACATCAGGAGAAACGCGGCGATGATCCCCCGCATCTCGCCCTTGGTGGGCCGGAGGCCCCTCACGGTCGCCGGCCCCAACGCCTCTCGGAGCACCTCGCACAGCTTGCCAGCGATCGCCTCGTAGTCCTTGACGGGCACGGGAAAGTTCTCCGACGAGCCCACCGCCTCGATGTCGTAAGCCGCGACCACAAACGGCGCAGTCATGAACCGCAGGCGGCCGACGTGAGGGGACACAGCCGTGTAAGGCAGCGTGTAGCTCTCCGCGCAGGTCGTCCATGAAGTTCGCCCGCCCCGAGGGGGCCCCGCTCGGCCCGATCGGTCCTGCGGATAGGCCTTGTCGGTGCGCACGTCGACCCAGCCGGACGTCTGCAGGTCGGCGACGTGCAGGGCTCGCACCAGAGGGTCGATCGTCGACTCGTACGTCACGAGGCGCCGCCTTCCCTGCAACCCCCTCAGGCGCACGCGCACCCCGCCGCCGGCGCGCAGGCGGGCCCCCGCGTGCTTCATCGCCCGCTGAGAGTCGAAAAACAGGCAGACAAAGTCGTGCTGCCGTCCCGCCTGGAAGCCCCTCGCCTCGGCCCTCGATCTCAGCGCGCCGCCCCTGAGCTCCTTGCCGAAGGCGCCGGACATGCTTTCGGACACGGCGGCCACTATCTCATCCACGTGGTCCTGGAGAAGCGAGCTGACCCCGTCGGGTCTCACGAAAAAATAGGGGGAAAACTTGGTGAGCCTCAGGGCGACCGCGCGCCCGTCGATCGTCCTCCCGAATCCGTGCACGACGAAAACGTGCCTCGACCACATTCGGGGCGCATTGTCCGGGTCTCCCTCGCAGTCGCCGACGCCCCCGTCGTCGTCGCCGTCGTCGTCGTCTGAAGAAGACGGCGACGACGCCCCGTTTCCTCCCCGTCCCTTCTCCCTGACAGCCTTGGGATGCAAGATCCTCGCGGGTATGTCCATCGCCTGCCAATCGATCGCCTGGAATTCCATGCTCGCTAAAAGGGTTCTCTATCCAGCTAATAAGTCGCCCGAAGCCCATCTTTATGGCGTCGCGCGGTCGGGGGGGAGGGGACTCGCGGGCGGGTCGCGGCCATAAAAAGATTACCAGCAGATAACCCGCTAATTTTTTTGCTAATTTTTTTGATTTTTATTTTTATTTTTATTTGCGATTTAGAGACGCGGCGAAGGTAAAAGGTTTTTTTGGAGTCGCAAGCAAGCCAAAGCGGGCAGCCAAAGCGCCATGAAGCAGAACCACGAGCTGCTCATGGTTTCCCTCGGGAGGTTCTACAGCGTCCCGGAAAACATCAAGACAGTCGTCGACATCACAGAGGGGCGGTCGGACATATCGCTGCGGATGATCGACTGGTTCATCACCAACTACGCCAAGAGGAAGAGCATCATACACAAGAGGACCTCCGGAGCCCCCTCGGGATCCGGCTCGGCTGCGGCATCGTCGTCAGGCGCCTCGGACTCTCGCATAGCCTCCGGCGCCGCTTTGGCAAACGCAGCCTCCGGCGCCGCAAGTTCAGCCAATGCCTCCGGCGCCGGAGGCTATGCGAGAGTCCGAGGCGCAGACAAAGCCTCCGGCGCCGCAAGTTCAGACAAAGCCTCCGGCGCCGCAAGTGCAGCCAATGCCTCCGGCGCCGCAAGTGCAGCCAATGCCTCCGGCGCCGCAAGTGCAGACAAAGCCTCAGGCGCGGCAATAGTGGCCGGCGGTGCAGCAGCCGGCGCAGGAGGCGTGAGCTCTCGCCCCGGCGGCCCTGAAAACGTGACGTTTTTCAGCGTCTACCTCAGCTACAGGGACGAGCTCAGGACCTACTCCAAGCAGCAGTTTGACCCGTTCAGGCGCAACGAGCACATCGTGTTCCGGTACGGCACCGGCGGCGAGATCGAGACCACCGTGGGACAGCTCAACTTTTTCAGATGGGCCATCGAGAACGGCATCATAGGCTACATTTCCGATCACAAGGAAGACATCGAGTCTTCCATGCTCGCAAAGGGCGCCAGGGCGTCCGTCAAAAATCAGCAAGCGCGCAGCTCGGGCAACTCGGGCAGCTCGGGCAACTCGGGCAACTCGGGCAACGCCGGCCACTCTGGCAACGCCGGCCACTCGGGTCACTCGGGCAACTCTGGCCACTCGGGCAACTCGGGTCACTCGGGTCACTCGGGTCACTCGGGCAACGCCGGCCACTCGGGTAACTCGGGCAACTCTGGCAACTCGGGCAACTCTGGCAACGCCGGCCACTCTGGCCACTCTGGCAACGCCGGCCACTCGGGTCACTCGGGCAACGCCGGCCACTCGGGTCACTCGGGCAACGCCGGCCACTCGGGCCACTTCGGCGCCAAGCAGCCGGAGCAGCTCGCTCAAGATTATGACGAGCGGGGTCAGAAGAGCGATGCAGCCGCAGATTGCGCTTCGTCCGGGAGGTCCAGGAACAAAGCCCGTCGCGTGGCGCCTTCCATCATAGCAAAGCGCTCCGTGATATCTTTCGATTAGCTACTACATGAACCAGGAATAATGGGACACCTCTAGATACTATATCAGGCGTCCCCATCACCCAGGGGCCTCTAACAGAGGCATTTTTCCACAAGTACTCTACTACCCTTAGCGTTTCAAACGCGGCTTAGGACTAAGAAACTCTGGCCGCTTCTCTCCTTCGAGCAACGCCATAGTGACGGTCCAAATGTTGACAGCTGCGTTGTAATCCCGGTTGCGTAGCTTCGGTTCTTCTTT